AAAGTAGCAGAAGACCTGCAACAATATGTAAAAAGCGGAGTTGGTACTCTAGCAGAAGCATATCCAAACATGATGAAAAGAATGGGCTATAGGGTACCTAAAAAATTAAGCTATGAAGCTTTGCGCTTAGCTAGAACAGAAATGACTCTAGCCTTCCAAGAAGGGACTTATACAGCTGGAGCGGTTAACCCTGCATACAAAGGGGTAAAATGGATGCTTTCAGCTAGCCACCCTGAGAATGATATCTGCAACGACTATGCCGATTCTGACCTGTACGGTTTAGGTGCTGGCGTATATCCCAAAGGTGAAGAGCCTATTGTCCCTCACCCAAACTGTTTATGCTTTACTGTTCCTATTGTAGAGGACAAAAAAGAGTTTATTGAACGTTTAAATAGCTGGCTAAAGAACCCTAATTCTCAACCAGATATACAAAAATGGTACAGAGACTTCTACCAGCAGTTAGATGTTAAAGCACCTCTTTCGAGAATAGACTCTTTCCTAGCTAATAAACCACAGGCTAAAACTGTAGAAGAAGCTACAATGTGGAGCGAAAATAACGTAGCTGAGAAAGCTCTCTTTACCCGGACTTCAAAAGCAGAAGGGCTAAATGATATAAACACTGCGATCATGGAGGTTAACGAACGTTTTAACCTTGGAAAATTCAATTATATGGGTGATCCTTCGAAGATAAACCTGAAAGTAAGCTGGAAAAGTAATGTTGTTGCAATGTACGCACGTACAGCTAACTCTAAGAGTGAGTATTTTCTCTTTAAAACATTGGCTACTGACGAAAGTAAAGTTGTAGATAGAATGACAAAGTCAGACGAATTTGCTGCTAATAGTCGTTCGATAGAAGAATTAATACAGGTGCTAAAAGATATCGAAGCCGATCCAAAGGTTATTGAGATATTAGAAGGTAGAGAAAGCAATCTCTGGACGATATCGCATACTCCTAAGGAAGTTGCTTATCATGAAATGGGGCACCGAGTTTACTATAATTTAGATGACGATGATGACGACGATAATGAGCTGTTAGAAGCTATTTCAGAAACCAAAGACAAAGGATGGCCAACGGTACTAGGTGAGTATGCAAGAACGAATAAACAAGAGTACTTTGCAGAAGCATTTTCTGCTTACATGCAAGGGAAAGATGATTTAGTAGCTCCTCCTATTTTGGATTGGTTAAGGAGGCACGACAAGAAATGATCCTGACCCCGTGTTTATGCCTTTTGTGCAAGCACTTGTACTATGGTAAGTTTGGTTGGAAGTGCAAAGCTTTTCCTAGGGGTATACCAAAAGAAATACTTACCAATGAATTTGACCACCACCACCCCCATCCCAAGGACAAAGGTATTCAGTTTGTGGATAAAGGCACAGAGGAGGAAGAGGTATAATGTTAACCATTTGTGACTCTTGTAAAGCTGAATTTGAACCTAATATGAGGACTAGCAGAGAGGGCGAGGTAGAAACAACATGTTTCACCTGTCCCTCATGCCAAGCAGAATATATTGTTTACAAAACCAATCCAGAGCTTAGGAAGATGCAACAAAAAATAGAGAACATGCGTAACAGGATTACTAAACAGCGCAATAACGGTTACGTAAAACCTGAAAAGCTAAAAGAATACCAAAGCTTGACTGCTGAGTTCAAAGAGAAGATGGATATCTACAATGGCAAAGAGAGCACCGACCAACAGGGTTAGGTGCTTTTTTAATGCGAAAAGGGAGGTCTTTTAGTGACACAGGAAGAGATTGTAAAGCTAATTGAGGAGTGGCAGAGGAGATTAAAATAACTATTAAAAGGAGGTGAGATAATGCCAAATATCACTATGCTGAAAGCATTAATCAACGGAGAAATGAGCCCTAGTAACATCCCTGTAGCTCCAGGCGTTGATCTGACCGCTATTAAAGCAGGCGATACTAGTCCTGTTGAGGTTGTTGTAGAGGTACCAGCTGGTGAATCAACAAGAGGTTGGAACTACAAAAAAGAAGCACTACAAGACATCGTTAACCATGTTAACACTAACACGCTTAACGGTTTCTTGGGACATCAAGATCCAGAGAAGGTTGCTAGTGAGTTCCCCACTCCGGTTACTCATTGGGTAGGCGCTAAAATGGAGGGTGAAAGTGCTTTTTTTAGAGGCGTAATTGACCCAGCAGCTGAGGACCTTAAGCGCTGGGTAAAGGCTAAGCGCATTAAGCAAGTTAGCATCTATGGAATCCCTCAACTTAAGAAGGTTGGGAGCAAGACCGAGGTAGTGGGTTACAAACCAATGTCTATTGACTGGACTCCACTAGACCGGTCAGGGATGCCGACAAAGATTGTTGCTGTTGGAGAGATGGACTCCACTTTCGCTAATGACGAACTAGACGGCGAGATGGATGGTAGTTTTGAGGGAATAAGAAATGCTGTTCGCGAATCTTTGCTAGAGAAATTCCCCAGCGACAGTACCTACGTCTATATAAGAAGGACATTTGTGGATCATGTTATTGCAGAAGTAGAAACATTAAAAAACAAAATAAACTCAACAAAAATATACAGTGTCCCTTACTCGTTGTTAGAAGATGCTGTTATCTTAGGTGACCCTGTAGAGGTTATAGAGCAAAGAATATATATACCTGTTGATAAAAAAACAGGAGAAATGGACACAGGAGGTGCTGATCAACCTATGGGTTGGAAAGAAAAGGTAGCAGAGATTAATAATCTGCTCAAAAATGGTGAGGTTACTGTTGGTCAAGTTGTAGGTGAGATGGGAATCAAAGCTGAGCACGTAGCTCCTGAGCTTGTAAAAGAGCACAAAGACACTTTGGGCGACCTAGAACAGGTTAAGCAAGCTTTAGGCGTTACAGGTGAGATGAGTGAGATTCTGCAAGTTGCTAAAGCTGCTAAAGAAGCTTTAGATGCAGAAAAGGTTACTAAGCACGAAGCAACTATTGATGCAGTTATCAAAGAAAAGGTTACCGGTGAGATGGCCCAAGCTTTAGCCAAAAAAATGATTCATGTTGAAATGGGAGCCACCAAAGAACAGATTACTGGAGAGCTAGATCAGCTGTTAGCTGATAATGTTTGGAAAGAAACACTTAGCAAACTGCATCTGGACAAGCCACCTATGGCTGGAACAGGCGGTAAGAACAATTCCAGCTCCTCTTCCCTCACAACTTCGAGGATACCTGTTTAATCAATTAATGGAGGTGATAATTAATGGGTAGAATTGCAAAAGAAGGAAAAAGTGTTAAGGTTATGGCCCCTGAGAACACCACAATTAACCAGGGCGACTTTGCGCTAGTTAGTGGTTGGTTTGGTATGGCTATTCAATCTGTTGAAACCAAAGCTGCCGAAAGCAAGCCTGTTGTTTTAAGCATAGACACAGGCGTTTTTTATGAGACCAGTCAGATTGTAACTACTGATACTATGGGCGTTGGGGCCGAACTGTACTGGGACGCTGTTAACAAAAAGATTACAGAGTCAGCTGGTACAGACAATCGTAAAATTGGTCGTGTTACCTTGGCTAAAGATGCTAATAACGTCATTTGGTTTAAGCTTTTAGATCAATAAATCAATAACAGGAGGTGCGTATAACATATGCCTAAAATTATAAGTATCGATTCATTAAAATCTCAAAGACCTAAGGACAGGGAAATTCAAATCCCTGTCCTTTTTAATGGAGAACCTCGCAATGTAGTCGCTAAAGTAGTTAACGGTGAAATGGAAGTTTACAATTTCAATAAGCCAATTGGTGAAATGTTAACTACTCCAGCTGGTTTGTACGACATCATACAAAAGTCTGTTGTCGATCTCCAATTAGGACGCGAAGAAGTACCTCTCCTTTACACACCTATTTATAGGAAAATAGAGGATAGGAACTTCTCTGAGTATGTAGACACAACTCCATTTACCAGAGCCGAGATTGTGTTTATGGAAAAAATGGAGCTTGAAGGCGTTGTCTTTGGTACTAGGAGAATTGGTCAAAAAGACACTGTTCCTATTATCACTTACGCCGCTGGTTTCTCTATCACTGAAGATATGAAGGAATATGACAAAACATGGGAGTTCACCGAGTACAATAGAGCATTTGGTGAAGCTTATAACTCCTTGCTAAACCATATTCATTTAAACCCAATTATCCAGTATAAATATCAAGCTAAGAACTTGACACCAGCTGATACAACTAAAGAAACTTATATGGAAAAACTCAGAGAGACCATCAAAAACGGTCTCAAACATGCGGCTGCTGATAAGAACACGGTTACTAGATCTCCTAGACGAGCAAGAATCTTAGTGGCTAATTCAGCAATGAAATGGGATCTTGAAGAAGCAATGTCCAGGATGGTAATCAAAGGTACCGAGTACCCTGCTATCTCTGGCATTGATACCATAATCCTGTATGATGGCTGGACTGGTATGGTCGGTGAGAAGGTTGTTGAGTATCCTGGTGTACCAGTAGACAAAGCCTATCTAGTTGAACCAGGTAAATACTTTAGAGAGCTAATTAAACATGACTTGCTTATTGACGCTCAAGCCGGAGATCTTAAGCGTTTAATCGAGCAAGACATTGTTGGCAGAGCAAGACGCGGTGTCATTGCCAGCCCTGCAAACGCTGTTGAAGAATTAACCCTACCTACTAAGTGAGGTGTAATTAATTAATGGGCAAATGTAAAGATTGCGCCTGGTTTCCCTGGAAGCTAGGCGCTTCCCTTTCTGGGCTACCTGCAGTCAGATGTCATCCTGAGCAAATCTCAAAACGCTTTACCGATGAAGGAGTGGAGCAGGAGACATCTTGTCAGTATTACAAGCCAGAAGAAGCGAAAAATCCTAAGAAAGAACAAGGAAAGCCTACAGGTTCAGAAGACCAAACTCCAAAAAGCTCCAAGCCTCCATCTTCTGAACAATCAGTAGCTGTACCTGAAGGTGAAGGTGATGAAAATGAATCCGACACCGGAACTGATAACAAAACTAAGAAAGCTTCTAAGTGAGGTTATTCCGGAAGGCAAAACAGATGCTGATACAAGATTTACTGACGATGAACTAAACGACTTAATCCTAGAGAATGACAATATCTATGCATCTGCATCACTAGGTTGGACCATTAAGGCTGGCCTATTCCAAGCTGAAATGGACGGAGTAGAGAGGTACTCTTTCGGCCAAGAATCAGAAGTGTTTGTTAGTCTAAAGGATAACTTAGACTATGCTCTGAAAATGGCAGCTAAATACGAAGCTCTAGGTAGTGCCCAGAACAGTACGAGCTCACTAGCCTTTACTGTAAAGATGCCGGAGGTACTCTAGATGAATGTTAACCTAGCTAGAAAGTCTTTAGCGCGTAACATAGCTAGAAATCCTACCACAATAGTGATACAACGTGGTGTTATGGAAAAAGAAGATGGTGCAGGCGGAAGTATTAAGGTACCTAACATTTTGCCTTCCCAAACTGTACGCATCTTTATAAGTTCCTTAGACCACAAGCAGACAGCTAAAGAAGGCGGACAGATACAAGTCCAAAGGTGGGGCATGGTGGCCACACATGAGGCAGATATTCAAAAAGGAGATACCTTCAGCGTTAATTCTAGAAAATTCAGGGTTAGGGGTATTACAGAAACTTCTACAGCAGGTCAATTAATAGGCTTTCAGGTGGATCTCGAGGAGGTGATCTAGTGGCTGGCGCAGATAAAGTAGTGTCTAATATGGAAAGCTGGGAAAACCAGCTTAAAGCAGCTTTGTATGCTTTGGGTAGCCACTATGCTGCCAAGATGGAAGGCGAAGCTAAAAACCCTCCTTATCCTCTTAGGCCTCTGACAAAAGCAGAAATAAAACGCTTAGAAAAAGGACTAGCTAATAAAGAGTCTCAGCAGTATAAACGTAAAAAGCCATCTAAAAAAGCTGAATATCATGAACTTAACGGTGGTGAATCTCACTTAAAGTGGCGAGATCAAACAGCTCATGCTAGACAAAGCATATTTGGTGAGGTCAAGGAGTTTAAAGACATTAATAAACTTAGAATTAGAGTTGCTCATACTATGGAATATGGCGAATACTTGGAGCTATCACATCAACGGAAATACGCTGTGCTAGAGCCTGTTGCTAAAAAACACGGACCAGAGTTCATCAAAGACGCTAAGGAGTTGATAGGTAAATGAGAACAGCAATTTATCAATACCTATCACAAAATATGAGCCATGTTAAGTGGATACAACCTTATCATGCCACAGCAAATACACCTAAACCTTATGGAGTGATTGTAATTGGAGAGAGAATAAGAGCTCCGCTAAACAATCGAGCTTCTTATCTAGGATTAACAATCTGGCTCTATGTAGAAGAAGGATCGTATTTACCTCTTGATAACCTGGTTAAAGAATTAAAAAGTCTTCTTGATAAGAAAATATTAAAAACAGTAAATGGTAACAGTTTTATGGTTGAGTGGGAGCATGATGGTCGTGATTGGTATGATGACGACCTTAAGGCTGCTACTAAATATATTGAGTTTATAATTCCAATGGGAGGTTGATAATATGCCGACTTATAGTGTTTGTTTACTTGTATTGACTGAGCTTAATCAAGATGGTTCTGCAAAAACAACTGATCCAAAAACTTTAAAAGTCACTACGCCACAACAAGTATCTTTCGATCCTCAGATTGTTGAGGGGCAAAAGCAAGAACTTAGAGGTGGCGGGAAAAGAATTGCAACTGTTGTTGAACCAGATGAACTTACTGGTATAAACGCAACATTGCAAAATGCAGTCCTAAAGATCGAGGAAATGGCAATGATTGGTGGTGGCACCATAACAGGAACAGCACCTAGTCAAGGGTACAGTGCCCCTAAATTAGGTGATCCTACTCCTACGCCATTCAAAGCAGAAGTTTATAGCCCGATATATGAGGAAGGTGAGCATCACGAATCAGATATCAAGGGCTACATGAAAGTAACGTTGTGGAATTGTAAAGGCAGAGTACCATCATGGGTACAACAGGATCGCAACTTCGTTATTCCATCTTATACCATTAAGGGGCTTGAGAATACAGCTCAAAGCAAGCCTTCTTTTGAAATTGATTTTGTTGATGCTTTGCCAGCGTAAAGCATAATCAAATAACAGCCAAGGAGGGGAAGTAATGTCAGAAAATATCGAAGTAAAAAGAGCTATATCAGCTGAAGAAGTCCTTGAAAAAGCTGTTAAGCTAATCGAAATACCTGGTTGGGAACCAGGTGAATTTATTAATGTTAAAGCTAGACGGATGTCTCTTACATCTCTAATACAGAACAATGAACTACCTAACGATCTGCTCAGTATTATATACAAAGCAGAAACACAAGGTGAATACAATCCAACAACCGACAACACAGAGAACTTTGCAAAATATATTAACCTGACGGAAACGATATGTAAGAATGTGCTAGTTGAGCCTACCTATGATGAAATAGGAGAGTATCTAACTGATATTCAGAAAAGCGCAATTGCAGCATATGCGCAAAGAGGTGTGAGAGCACTAGAAAACTTTCGCATCGAACGAAAATCTAATGCTCCGGATAGCGATAACAGCCAAGGAGTTCGGCCAGAAGCCAAGTAGCTACATGCCAGATATAAGTAGCTATGAGGCTTTTTGTTTTGATGAAGCTTGTGCGCATTATTTGATTAGGGCACGAGAAAAGGCAAGAAAAGATCAGGAAAATGAATCACCCCACAGCAAAACTCCAACTAGTAAAGGCCCTGTATCTTTTGAATGGCTCATGGAGCAACAGAAAAAACTTAAGAAAACTGGGCGGTATCGATGATACTGCCCTTTTTACATAGAGAGGTGACGCTAAATGGCATGGGGTAATATGGGTACTATATGGGCAGAGGTTGGCTTGGACTATAAAGCTCTTTCTGAAGGTATGAGAGAATCTAAAAAACAGGTAAACGAATTTGACAAAACGCTTAGAGAGACGTTTAGGGATCTTAGCGACACCATATCTCAAACAGGCAAATCTATGTCTGTTGGCATTACTGTACCATTAACTGCAATGGGTGTTTTTGCCTACAAAACAGTTTCAGACCTAGAGTCTGCTATGGCCAACGTTTGGACTATTACAGATATAACAAAGGGCCAACTGGGAGCATTTACAAAAGAAATAGAAACAATGTCTACTAGAGTACCGCAAAGCGCTAAAAAACTAGCTGACGGTCTCTATGACGCTATAAGCTCAGGTATTAGAGACATAAATGAAGCAATGAATGTCGTTGAAATCTCTGCTAAGGCAGCTATGGCTGGTATTACAGATACAGCTATCGCAGTAGATGCTTTAACATCAATCCTTAACTCTTATAGCATGTCCGCAACCGAAGCTGGTCGTATTACAGATGTTATGTTTAGGACGGTAGATAGAGGTAAAATCACCTTTGGAGAATTAGCTGGTAATATCGGTCAAGTAGTATCTACAGCTGCAACAGCTAGCATACCTTTCGAACAACTAGCAGCTGCTTACGCTACCCTCACCAGAGGTGGTATTAATGCAGCTGAAGCTTCTACAGCTATTAACCAAGCTATTCTTTCTATTATTAATCCTAGCGAGGAAGCAGCAGGTTATGCTAAACAGCTCAGCATTGAGTTTAATGCAACTGCATTGGCAAGCAAAGGCTTTGCTGGCGTGTTAGAAGATGTCTACAATGCTACAGGAGGCAATATTGAAGCCTTAACAACCTTGTTCCCTAACGTTAGATCGTTAAAAGGTGTCTTAGGTCTAGTAAGGAATGAAATGCAAGACTATACCGAAGACATAAACCAGATGACTAACGCTACTGGTGCAACTGAAAAAGCCTTTAGTAAGCAAATGCAGACTTCTACTGCACAACTACAATTATTCAAAAATGAAGTAGCTGCTCTAGGAAGAAGCCTTGGTTCAGACTTATTACCTATGATTAACTCAGGTATGCAAGCTGTTAAACCATTAATACAATCTTTCTCTGATCTTTCGGACGGCATGAAACAGGGTATTGTAATTTTTGGTATCTTAGCAGCTTCTGCAGGTCCTGTAATGACCGCTGTTGGCGGATTAATTACATTGATGACAGGACCGGCAGGTTGGGTTGTAGCTTCAGCAGCAGTTATTGGCTCTGTCTATGGTGTAGTTAAAGCTAATGATGAAGCTAGATATGCGGTTTTAAAGCAAGCAGAAGCTCTTAGAGAACAGATTTCTACAATGCGCACACAAGCAGATACCTATGGTAATCAAGCTAGAGAGCTAGATAGCCTACTACAAAACTATGATTCTCTAAAAGAAAAATCTGAAGATAATGCTGATGCTCAAAGAGAGCTCCAGGATGTTGTTAGAAAGATAGCTGAAATTGCTCCTGAAGCAGTTACAGAATGGGATAAATTTGGTAATGCGATTAGCGTTAATGCCGATAAAGCCAAGGAAGCTGTCACATTGATGCTAGAAGCCAGAAAAACTTATCTTGAAGCGGCTAAAGCTAAAGCGGAATATGAACTGCCTATGTTAGAGCAAAAGGCAGAGAAGATGAAACCTGATGTAGAAAAAGAACAGGGAAGATATAAAGAAGCTTACGAAGACTTAAACCGTGCAAAAATAAACGAACAAAAAGTGTCAAAATTATATGATAATGTTTTTGCTAAGTTAGGTAAAATAGGCGATGCTCAATCCCCACAAGCAAAAATTATTACTGCACAAATCGAAACTATGCTAAAAGATGCATTCGAAGAAGGAATCATAAGGGGCTATGATCCAAAAGGTTTTGAACAGTTAATAAAAGAACTTCAAAACGATCCTAATGGTGTTGCTAAAATAATTCTTTCTAATCAAAAATGGATGGCTGAAAACTGGAGCAAAAGTGCTACCAGCAAACTAGATACATCATCTAATCTGCTAAAAAAAGTTGCCGATCCTTATCATGAACTTGAAATGCAAATTGCAGAACTAAAAGGTCAATTGAGAGAACTAGAAGCAGTTGATGCTCAAATAAATGCACTTAATGATAAGAATACCAATGGCGAAAAGGAAACTTTGGTAACTTCGACTTATACAGAAGATATGAACGATTGGCTCAAGTGGTCTGAAAAAATAAAAGAGCTTAGCAAGGAAACCTTTGGCGATCTTCAAAAAGAATGGGATACAATCACCAAAGACTTAACTTCAAACGATCCCGCCATCCAAGCTTGGGCGCAAAAAAGGGCTAACTCCCTTCTTAAAGCTATATCAGAAGGTTTAGAACAGAATGGCGGAGAGTGGTTAAAGGCTGCCGAAAAAGCTGCTGAAGAATTCAGGAGTGGATATGCTAGCCTAAAAAAAGCCATTAAAGAAGGCGAATCCGAACTATCTAAAGATCTAAAAGAATTTAGATACAATGTATCTATAGGTAAGATAGAAGGCACAGAAGAACAAATTAAAACACTTGAAGCTATAAAGCAAACAAATGCACACACAATGGCTAGTCTGGATGAACAAAGACAGCTTGAAGTTCAAATATATCAACTCAGAGAGGACCTAAGGAGCCAAAATATTAGATCTGCCTACGAAGAGTATAGACATACCTCCACACTCTTAGATTATGAGGAACAAGATCATGTTGAGCATATTAAACGGTTGCTAGAAAATGAACAACTCAGTGTTAAAGATAAAAAAGCATTACAAGACGAGTTAGATATCTGGATAAAACGCAGAGATGACAGAGCTAAAGAAGAAGAAAAACGCAAACTGAAAGAAGGTTATCAGCGTACTACAGAACTGCTAGACCTCTCTTACAAAGAAAGAGCCGAGTATCTTTCTAAACTCATGCAAATGGATATCTGGAATAATGATGAACGCACAGAATTACACAACGAATTCACAGATATGTACCTCAAAGCTGAGAAAGAAGCAGCCGAAAAGAATCAAAAGCTTATTTTAGATCAAGCTGAATATGAAGTGTCAATTGGTAAAAAAACTCAAGCCGAGCTTCTAAACGACATTGTCAAAAGTAGAGAAAAAGAACTAGAAGTTGCTAAGAAAAGCGGTAAAGATATTGATCAGGCTCAGCTTAAAGTTAATCAAGCTATAGCTAAATATAATGAGCAAATGCGACAAGATGATAAAGATACTCTTGATCATCAAGTGAGGATGAATGAACTTAGCTTGGAAGACAGGTTGAAAACAATCAGAAATTGGCTGAGCGCAGAAGATGGTGCTACTTCCCATTGGAAAAATATTACACAGGCAGAGCGTAGAGCATTACAAGAACAAGAGTTATCTCTTCAAAGGCAAATTAATGAAGAGTCCGCTAAAAAGCATATAACTGAACTAGGCGTAGAAACTGTTGTCAAGTCTGGTAGTAGTAGCGAACTAAAAGAACTGCAAAAGACTCTAGGTGATGCTTATAAAGCTACACTTGCTTTAGGTACAGCTGGTATAGAAGCTTCAAGACAATATGAACAGGCATTACAATCTGTTGCAAGCGGACTAGAGCGGTCCACTAAACAAGAAGAAGAACTCAATGTCAATAGGCTAAGATACGAGTACGAAAACGGTGTTATCTCTCTCAGCAAATATAAAGAACTACTTGAGGAGAAGCTTGCCCAAGAAGAAGAATATTCTTCAAATTGGTTAGCTATTAAAAAAGAACTCAGAGAGTTAGAGACAAACATCAATAAAAAAGCTGTTGACGAGTATCTCTCCAATCTTGGCGATCTTAGAAATGTCGAAATAGACACTGTCAGAGAGAAGTTAGAAGCACAAAAAGTTTACTATGAAAGCTTAGGTGCTGAAGGGCAAAAAGCTGTCGAAACAATAAAAAAGGCATTAGAAACCCTAGATAAACTAAAGAACGAGCAAATAAGTAATGATAAAGCTAGACTACAACTGCTTAGCATCATTAGTACCAACTCTATTGCAGAACAAATAGAGTTAGCCAAGCTAATAGCAGAAACAGAAAAAGAAACCGAAGCTGAACGCCTAGATGCGGCTAGAGGATATTATGAATACCTAGCTGGATTAATCAGTAAATCAAATAGAGACTCTCTTCCTGTCATTAAAAATACTCTTTTAGAGCAATTAAAAGCTTATGAAGACGCTGGGGAAGGTTCTTCTAATATGGCAGCTGTCGTCATAGTAGCTCTGAAGCTTATTGAAGACCAGGGTAAAAAAACCGCATTAAATACCGCTAATAAAGCTATTGATGCAGTAAACAAAGTTACTCAATCTGTATCTAGTCTGGCTTCATTGTTCGGTGCAGATTCTGAACTTACTTCTGGGATTGAAGCTTTTGGTGGAGCTATTGCAGATACCATTAAAATGGTCGGCCAGATTGCATCAGGTGATATTTTCGGCGCTGTTACGTCTGGGATATCTATGCTCTCAGGTTTGGATAAAGCTTACGCCACGTTAATTCCTAGCATTAGAGACTCTAAAAAAGCATTCAAAGAAATGTCAGACAGCATGAAAGAATCCTTAAATACACTGGGTAAATTTAATTCCAAGTCTCTAATTGGTCTAACTGACTCTATAAAGAAAGCGCAAGCCGATCTCGAAGCATGGCAGAAAGCAGCCGAAGAAAGAGCCAATGCTGGGTTCTTCAAGAACCTATGGTGGTCCTTAACAGATTCAGCTCCAGATGCTGGTTCAGAAGCTGGCAGAGAAGCGGCCCAAGCCTTCATTGAGACCTGGAGCGTTGTGGGCAGTGCCTTAAACTCAGGGGTAACCTCTGGTATTCAGAGTGGGATAAAAGCCTTCATGGATGGCACGGGACGCATGATCACATATCTAAGAAATGGTATCAGAAGTGCCATTATTGATGCTATTACGCAAGCAATCATCCAGGGTTCTATTTACAAGGGAGCTCTCGGTAAGATGTTAGAGACGCTCACAGACCAGATATCAGATTCACAGTGGGATGCTGCTCAAGACACAATAATGAATATAGCAAATGCTATACCAGAAGTGGCTAGCAACTTAGAAGGAGTACTTGCTCCTTTATCTGAAACGTTAAACAAGTACTTGCCTAGTTCTTCCTCCTCTGGTAGTAGGTCAGGCAGTTCTGGTACTCAAATAGCGGAGATAACCGGCTCTTCACGAGACATGCTTGTAGAAATGCTAAGACCGCTAATAACATTGGATTCTCTGCCAGTTTACACCGCTAGCATTGAGGTAGCTATTTACGATATGAGAGATGCTTTTCTAAGGTTTATAGGTACTGATATTGCATCTAAGGTAGCTACTACAACAATCTATAACGAGTACAACATTAACGAAATAAATATCATTGCTCAAAGTGATGACGATTTTGACAGGATTATGAGTTCTCTTGATAAAAGAGCAAGAGTCGCAACCGAGGGGAGTGGAGGAAAATGAGGGTTAAATTAGTTAACAGATATGGGGAGGTCCTTATCCTCCCTGAAGAACTATCGTTAAAAGGTTGGCCAGATGATACTAACCTAAAGGGAACTGAAATCGAAGGCAGACCTGGTCGCATCATAGATAGACCAAATTCTAAGCTCAGACCAAGGATCATCAGAGTAGCTGGCTATATGGCAGGCATAGATAAAGATGATGCAGACAAAATAAGAGAAATGATTGCAGGGTTCGTCAATGAGGCGGGCCCTTTTAAGATCTATAGACATGACACTGCAGACAAGTATATGTATGTTTACAAGAAAAGCATGGATCATGAATATAGAACTGGTCACTTTGAAGGTAAAGTGTTTAGTCTCTCCCTCAGTTTCGAAGCAGCTGACCCCCTCTTCTACAGTGACGAAGTTACAGAGGAATTTTATGTAACAGGGGATTCTGTAAGGGTAAGCGCAGTCAATCCGAACTTGCCAGGGACAAACGGTTTAGTAGACGTAGAGTATGTTGGAAGATGGGACTTCAGTGGTGAAAGAGCGAGGACTCAACAGGTTGATGGGGGCATGATAATTAAATTTTATGGTACAGGGTTAATCTTAGATGCATATGGTTCTTTGAATAATAAAATAAACGTACAAATAGATAATGAGGCCCCCTTTATGTTAACATTTGATAAATTACTGCAAGATTATACCAGTTATGCGCTGTCAAGTGAATTAGAAGCAGGTGTTCACGTTGCAAAAATAGTGCTGGCACAAGGAACTTTGGCTACTAGACATTTTGACATTCTTGGCTCGAACCAGTATTTATTGGAGAACCCTGGCACAGCCGAATCAGAACCTGTGATCTATGTTGAACCTGCCAAAAGAGAAGAAAGCTTTGATTATAAAGGTAAATTAAAGGGAAGCATTACAGAAAACAAAAATGTTTTTTATGGAACTATAGCAAAACAAACCATTTCTCCGTCACAAGCAGGATGGGCAGAAGGGTTTTCTGAGTCTATTTATAACAAAGATGGAATAACTGCAGGTAACCCTGTAGCAACTGCAGACCATTATTATATGCAACGTATGGAGTATGATCTTTCTCACCTCTCTCCCGCTTACCTTAATTCACTCGTCTATAAAGGTTTTCACAAAGCCAACGGTAGCAACGCAGGCGCAAATTCTTACACGTACAAAGTGCAGGCATGGGATAATGTCGGCCAGAAGTATGACGTTCTTGGTACAGGTGGCCTAATGTTTGAAAGATATAGTAAGGCATTAAAGGGAGATGGTAGTTTCGCAATTCCGAATGAACCACGTTTCGACCACGGTGGAACCAAAAACCTTTTACCTGCAACAGCAACCAAGTTCAACTGGAAGCACACGGGTTTTTCGTATTATGATGAGGTCGTAGGAGTGCCAGAAAACTGCTCGGATGGGAAGTTTAGTGTAGGGTTAAAGGGGTTAACTGCCTCCAATTTAATTAAAAACAGTTTGTTAAACGATTTGAACGATAAAATATCAATGAATCACTCGGTAGTATTAAATAAAGGATATAAAGCTACCATAATGGAAGACGGTAAATTTGGGTTTGTAGTAGCAAAAACTTCAAGTACTTTAATGTCAGGGAAAACATATCTACTATATGTTAAAGCAGATACTGGAACTGTAACCGAAAATTTAAACCTTGCTTTGAAACGAGCTGATGAGCAGGGAACTCAAGAAATTCAAATCTTTCCACTCGGTGGGATACAGGAAGTATATGCCAAATTCACTTTTACACAAAACAGCACAGGGGTTGGTTTAAGTGTTTATCCAGCTACTAATGCTAAAGCTGGACAATGGTATGAACTTTTAGGTGCTATGGCTATTGAGTTACAAGGTGAAGATATAAATTTATCAGTAGAAGAATTAAAAAGAAAATATAAGTATATTTCAAGTGGCATTAAATCCACAGTTAGTGCAGTTAGGGTTAAGAGCGTTGGGAAGAATTTATTTAAAGTAGATCACACTTATGCTAAAAAGTATGAGGATTATAATATTATTGATTCGATTGCCTGGGATGCAGTAGTAACCTCATATTATAGTGATAGATGGGGGATTTGGACAGTTTTAGCAGGGGAAACTGCCCATAAACAGGTTTTAAAATGCCCGAAATTTAAGTCCAATACACAGTACACTTTTACTTTTGATTTTATAAACAAACTATCAGATGGATATATTATTAGAATTTTTTATACTGATGGAACTAGTAATTTTGTTGGTGCATGGGCAAAGAATATTACTCACCATGTATTTACTAGTTCTCCAAATAAAACAATACAATATATCGCTTTTCACGTATCTGATTTAATATTGGACACACTTCAAATCGAAGAAGGTACAGTAGCAACCTCCTACGAACCCTGCACAGAGTCCTCTCTCTACCTCAACGCAGGACAACCATTGAGAAGTCTCATGAACGGAACTAAAGATGAGGTTAGCGAAGGCAAGTTAATTAAGAAGGTTAGTAATGTCTATACCCTGCAAACTACTGATATAACAAGTATAGGGCAATTAACAAATGTTGATATAGTTATTTTATCAGCATCAAGACTCCTTAATTATATGTTCAAAGAAACAGGAGATAAATCAGGTAAATCACTTTCTTTAGAAGGATACTCGCCATTAGGTTCAAAGACGATAGATAGCACGGACAGCATTGGTTGCTACTATATTAACCCTGCAAACTGGGTTGTTATTGTAGCAAAAGGCACTACTATAGAACAAGCCAGAACATTGCTAACAGGAAAAGTACTAACCTATCAGTTGGCGACACCAGAAGTTTTACCAGTTGAATCTGAAGGTCGTTTAACTGCATACCAGAACGGTACCCTGTACGCCGAGCCAAGTCTTTGGGGGTATATCGAAGCTGGCAATAGTACAAAGACAATTACTGACATCACCCTGCCAGCAGGATATATTCGCAAAGTTGAGAGAATAGACATCTTAGACGGCAAAGAAGTGAGGGTAGACGTTACGGCCGATTGTAGTTTAACAGACCTCAACACGGCAATAACAATTAACACTCCTGACCTCGGCAAGAGATATTTTTATGACTGTTCTATTGCAGAAGGGTATTCGACCAACGGAGAAAAGACCTACTTTTTCGAGAAGGCAGTAACCTTGACACAAGGGCAGGTCGTAGCAGAATGGGAAGCAGTAAACGCCACTAAGGTCGAACTGGTGAAAGGAACGAGTGATAGCATATATTACACCACTGTAACGCCAGACAAGCCTAAGCTGACACACACGGCCTCTATGTACGTAAAAAACATTGGCACTGTACCCGTAGTAATTGGCTCGCAGACAATACAACCTGGAACACAGACCAGAGCAACCATTAGCATACCAGCCAACACAACAGAGGCGAAACTCTCAATAGTAGCAACGCCAGAAACAGTACCAGGCACGAAACTAGCATTAATGGCCTGGCATCCGCAAATAGAGGAAGGAGCCACTGCCACTGAGTGGGTTGAGGGAAGAAATACAGGTATCTTCATTGAGGAAGGAACAACCAACCTCATCACAGACCAAGATTTATTTAATATTTATGAAGGGGCAACAGTTACGATAGGGGAAGGAGAAGGCGACCGAGAAGGATGGAAAAAAGGAGTAGTAACGTATGTAGGAACCGAAGGATATATTGGATACCTGCAGACATATAAAGTACAACCAGGTAAAACTATATCGGTTGGAATAGATTTTTATTCACCGACGGGCCAAATATATCCGTTATTGACTGGAAGCATTTATGCGGACGATTTACAAGATAATGGAAACGGTCGTTACCAATTAACGTGGACAAATAAAGAGAGTACGGAAAAAAACATGGGCGTTTATATTAGAAGTACCCCAAAGGAAACAATAAATGAAGTATTTTATTACAAAGAATATCAGATAGAAAAAAAAGCCTACTGCACCACATACACACCGACAACCAGAGGGGAAGAACTGGTAACAGTACCAGCCAGAGGAGTTCTTCCGTTAGAAGGCAGTTTAGAAATAGAGTTCTTTTACAGGTATGATGCAACAAGAAATAAATTCCTTTTGGACTGCAATACAGGCCTGGGTAACGCTTTTATGTTGTGGTTTTATAGCGAAAATAACCTAAATTTAAGGTTAGCCAATAGCAATAATGAAGGCGTTAATGTTGTAATACAAGTAACAACAAACACTAGAGGCACTGTACGAATTGCTTGGAGTAAAAACATGTTAAGGGTATATAGAAATGGGTTAAAAATAGCAGAAAAAGCTGACCCGTACATTATGCAAGAAATTACAAACAAACTTTATATAGGCAAACAATATAATGACACGATTTATTATTTGCATATTACTTCCAAGCAGTGGACAGACGAAGAAATGTCCTCCCCTGATAGGTTGCCTGTTGATGGTAATACAACGTTAGTAAAAGATTTTTCAGAAGAAAACCTTGACTGCATTACGCCGTTTGAAGCAACCATAACCAGCCCGCAAAAATATATTGATGCCGAGGGCAAAGTGAATTTCCTTGTAAGAAGTTCGTTTCCTGCAGATGCGAATATTCCTTCGTATGTTTACACTGATTACGTACAGATGAAGGCAAGTTACCAGCAGGCAAAGTTAGGAGCTAACGCAGTAGTACTAAAGGCCAGAAACCTGTTAGATAATCCGAGTTTCGAGGAAGCTGCAGATGGGTTGCCTGTAGGATGGGGGAAAATAAACAATCCTTCGTTGTTATATGTAGAACCCAAAGAAGGCAAAATAGCAATAACAGGCATAGGGCCAAATGATTATTTCTACCAAAATTTAACAGTAATTCCATATAACTATTATTGGATTGGTATATGGGTAAAGGGTGTTAATGATGGAGAGCAATCAATACCGATTTTAATCGAATGGCAAGATGCTAAAAATTCTTTTATTAAATATGATATGGCAAAAACAACAACGTTAATGAAAGACTATCAATGGGTAGAAATAATTAAACAAGCACCACAAAATGCTGTAAAAGCAAAGTTACACGCAGGATATGCTGGTGGTAATTTCAAACAAACAAGAGTTATAGTAGATGGCCTAGTTTTCGAGTGCCTCGGTGACTCCCCTGAATCTCCCACCAGACAAGGATATGTAGAACCTCTACGCAAATACCTCTCCTTCTCTTCCCCTGTCGTACTAGCTAAGGGTGAGGTCCTCTCCTACAGCAACACTTCGCAGATGAGAGTACAGAAGAATGGTGAGAGTGTGCTGAACCAAGCCAGTACTGAAATGCTCCTTGGTGGCTTTCCTATTCAACCTGGAAAGCAGATCCTTGAGTTCAACTGTCCTAAAGACGAGCTATGGAAAGTAACGCTTAAATATCAACCAAAATATTACTAAAGAGGTGATATGTATGAGAGTTGAAGAAATTGTAAGCTCTCTCCTTTCAAAAATTGAAGATGTACAAAACAAAAGAATAACGGCTCAGGCAGACCTTTTAGATGCCTTGGGCCGTTTTCAATTAGCAAAAGAATCAGAAGAAGAGGCGATCAATACACAAGCCCTTTCGGCCGGAGAGATATCTTCTCTAAGAGCTCAGCTCCTCCAATTTAATGAGCAAGAGATGGCCTATAAAGAGCAGTTGAAGCATTTCCAAGCACTTCTTAGCCTAGCACAACCACCAGCCGAAGAGCCTGCCCCTGAAGAACAACCTCCTGCAGAGCAAGAAACTGCTCCAGCGGAAACTATTCCCGAAGAAGAGCAAATAACCGAAGAACCAGTAACCGATCCGACGGCCGAAGAAAATCCCGCAGAGGGCGAACTACCACTTGATGATCCTCCTCTGCCGGCAGAAGAAGAGATACCACCAGTAGAGGGTGATGGCGGTGGCCTATAGAGTAATTGTTTTAGACGCAATGGGAAATCCTGTTGCGTCTTTCCCTTCCACAGTTAAATATCGTAAGAAGAAAAACCAAGGCACAGACTTCTCTTTTGTAGCTCCACCAGATGAAGATATTCTTCAAACTCTACTACCTGAAAGACGTTGCACTGTTTACAACGAAGATAAGCCTTTAATTTCAGGTGTAATTCGCAACAGAGACCTTACTGTTTCTAGTCCTAATATTTTTTGTATCACAAACCATGTTAAGTTAAATAACTACCGCACTCCCGAAGCATGGACTGGGTGGAATGGTATGGACCTTAAAGACGCTGTAGAGGATATGCTCTACTCCTTTCTTGTTCAACGCCAAAACCTTCAATCACAATGGACTTCAGCAGTTGACATGGATAAAGTAGATGTTGTTACAATGCCAGGTAAAGTTATCTTGGCTAAAGATGCTAATGGTTCTTACTACTCTAGTGGGCACATCACTCTACAGTTTGATTTTGGGCAAGACTTGCAAAGATACCAGTTACTTAGATGGTCGGAGACTGTCGGTGATATGGTACGCATTAGAGCAGAGTTTAGGCCCTCTTTTGACGCTGTAAGCTGGTCTCCTTGGAGTGAAAGGTTAGCCTCAGTTTTCCCAGACACTTACGGCGTCGCTTTGACGGGCTCTGGACGTTACATTCAAGTCCGTATGCGCCTTTACACAAACGATACTATGTCTATAGATAAGAATGGAAACCCTACTGGCGTTACGCCTATTTTAAGTGGGGTAGAGGTTGTCGGCAGAGGTAAAACAATCTTTACTAAAGGATCTTTCCCTGCTATAGCTACAGGTAAGGTGCTAAACGGCTATCAATTCAACAGAGATAACTACTTAAACATTATTAAAACTTGGTGTGATGATTTCGGCTATGAATTTGATGTTGGCCATAACTTAGAGTTACATTTTGGTGCAGAATTAGGTAAGGAAACCGATTTCATATTAAGAGCTACAGACAACATCAATATAAAAAACCTCAGTGATGAGTCTAAGGACCTTGTGAATTATCTTACTTGCTATGGTGCAGGTGATGGTCCCGCTCAGATCATGACTGCACGCCGGGATGATAACAGTATTAATAATTATGGACTAAAGCCTGGTGAATTTGAAGATAAAGACGCTGATTCAATCGAAAAGCTTAATACCTCAGCTGATAAATATCTTGCAACTAAAGCTTGGCCAAAGGAAGAATTTATCGTTAGTATGCCTGTTAGCCTTCTAAACGAAGATGGCAGTTTAGGCTGTTTAGACACTGTTAGGGTTGTCGATCCTACCAGAGGCTTCGAAACGAAAGCCAAGATATTAGATGAGGACAGCGACGGTGCAATTATAACCTTCGGTCTCAATACTGATTTAGATAATATCCTAGAGAAGCTCAGTAAAGGCAATATAGCTAGGCCTAAGAGCAGAGGACTTCCTCCCGAACCACCGACTGATGTAAGGATTAAGAGTGGCTATAAGCATATTCTTATCTCTTGGCAGAGTGATGCAGACAGATTTGCTATAGAGCATTCACTCGACGGCCAAGACTTTAGCCTACTGCAAGTAGTAACAACTAAAGAATATGTACACTCACAGCTTGATATCGATTCTACGCATTTCTATAGAGTAGTAGCTATTAAGAATGATCTAGTTAGCGTTCCAAGCGTCACAGTAACAGCTATAGTTAGAAATATTCCTACTACTGATATAGACGATTTTGATATAGATAAAACTCCTCCAGGCAAACCTCTAAATTTATCTATGCAACAGCAGGTAGCTAATCGTATAGGTGATGCCTTCGATATAGTAATTATGCTGACTTGGACTAATGATTCAGCTGCAGATTTAGCTTTAACAGAAATCCAACGAGCTGTAGATAATGGTACCTGGGAAGTTATTGGTACAAGCAAAGGTTCATCATTCATTGATAGAGATATTGTCATTGGAAGTAAGTACGCCTATAGGCTAGTACATGAGGATTATAGTGGTAACCGGTCCGAGTTCTCTGATGAAGCGTCTATCACAACAACGAATATTATTCCTCCTCCACTTGCTCCTGCAAATATAAACATAGCAAAGGGTGCATCCTTCTTTAAGGTAGAGTGGAATAAGAGTAAAACAACTGATGGCAATGACGATCTTAACATCAAAGAGTATGAAGTATTTGTTTCTGATACGTCTGGTTTCACGCCAAGCGATAACAATAAAGTGTATGCTGGATTTGCTACTACCGCTTTTGTTAGAGCTGATGGAGATAAAACCTACTATGTACGTGTTAGAGCTAGGAATAAAATGAACGATACCTCTCCTTTTACCGATGAGGTGTCTTTTTATTTACCTAAAATAGCTAAAGAGGAATTAGCTTTTGCAGCTTTAACAGTTGATGATTTAACCGCTTATAAATTCTCTGCTGATCAGATATATGGTGGAAATCTTGATATTTCGAGATTTATCACCATAAACAATGGGAATGGCAAGGTAGTATGGGATACAACTGGTTTTTATGCGATCCAAAACGGAGTTAAAACCTTCTCCATCGATCCTGAAGATGGCTCAGCTTTCTACGGAGGTCCTCTTAGCGCTAAACAAATAACTGTAGACCAGTTGGATGTAAACAGGCTCAATCTAAATGGTTGGGTGTCGGTATTACTTAGAACCACTGGATACCCTCTTTTATCTACAAGTGGCAAAGATTATCGCTCAAATAATGGTGATTCCTGGCAGACAGTATATGAAACTACACTCCCACGAAGTAGCGACGCTTACTATATAGCTAGGATTGCATATAAAATAAACTTTAGACGTCTTAGCTGGATTTCAACAGGAGCAACAATGGCACGACTTCAAGTTGTGATAGGTGGACAAGTATTCACTGGAGCTGCGCATCAACAAGTTAGCCAAACAAATAACTGGGGGGAAGTTAGGGGAGAGCTAGACTGTGATGGTCCACAAAGTAGCCAAGCTACAATCAAGCTGCAATTGTATGGTCCAGCTGGAAGTATCACAGCTTTTACTCTAAACACTAATGAAGTAGCGCAAAATAGAAAGATTTAGGAGGCGGTTTTTTGCTTTATTTAATCAATGAAGGCGTAACGGACCAGGAAAACAACTCCTATGTAAGAGCAAGAATTATTTCAGAATTAGAAACGCCTCTTTACGCTGACACAGTATACGAAATTGACAACAATACTGACCCAGCAAGGGCCCAAGATATTTCTACTAAGCCAGATGATTACTTTATTGAGTACGAATATAATCCACCGGCCAACGATGAGGATATACCTACTGTAAAAAGCAAAAAACTCATGCACAGAATTAGAGACAGCGATGGAAATATAGTTGGCACAGAAGAAGTTACCCCTCCTCAGGCAGCAGGCGGTATACCAATATCGAAATTGAAAATTCAGTGGCATTATATCAATAAACTTTCTGTTTGGAAGCATTATCTTAGCGGAGGACAGGTATCACCTGGCTCCCCGTTCGAAGCAGAGCTTATCAGCACTCCCGACGGTGCGAGTGCTAGCAACCCTACAGATGGATGGAGCGTTTTTAAAATACCTAACGGTCAATATACAAAGAACACAATATACAAATGCAATTTTAACAGTGCAAATGCATATGGGGATGCAATGCTTCACGATAATTATGTTCTATGTGCATCAATAGGTCATCAGGCAAATGTAGGAGACCCAAATAGGGGTGGAGTACCAAATAGCGAAATCGATTGGTCTATCCCAATTAAGAACATCTTCCCACAAGTTCGTTATTACGATAATCATATAGGGCATTTGTTACTAAATGGGATTGTTAGTAATAACTGGTATAAAAGTACGACAGCTGGTTATCTTGGCCATAATGCCCAGAATATTACTTTTGCATACACCGCTGATGCTAACCCGAACGATACAGATCCATTTAAAGATATGTACTTCAGAATTAAGCGCTATTCCATTTTATTTGAATGATAAGAGGTGGTTATTTATGGGCGAAAATGAATTAATTGGGTATATCAGAGAGGATTTAAAGCGCATGGACGCTAACATCAACGCTAACTTCGATAAATTACGCGACGAAATACAGCAGTTGCGAAAAGATCAAGGGACAGACTGCTCAATTAAACGAAAAGCCATTTATGAAGATCTTGGGAAACTTGATGAACGCCTGGGAAAAGTAGAAGCCGCTATAGTTAGGTTAGACATGGGCCTAACTGTTAGCGGCTTTGTTGCTGGAAGTGCTGTAACTACATTAGTTGGGATGATCATCAAAAAGACTCTAGGAGCTTAAGAAAGGTGGTGATAATATGCCCAGCATTGAAGAACAATTAATGCTGCATGAGGGCTTAAAGTTAAAAGCTTACCTCTGTCCAGCTGGTAAAACTACTGTTGGAGTAGGGCGAAACCTAGAGGATAGAGGCATTACGCGCGATGAGGCGCTTTTTTTATTGCGCAACGACATCAAAGAAATAACAGAAGAGCTAAGCAAGCGTTACAGCTGGTTTAGCTCTTTAGACTTTGTACGCCAGAAAGTATTAATTGATATGACTTTTAACATCGGCCTTGGTGGGCTTTCTCAGTTCCGAAACATGCTCAATGCAATTGAAGGTGGTGATTATCAAAGAGCCTCTACAGAGATGGAAAATTCTAGGTGGTATCGTCAGGTAGGGATTCGGGCTAAGCGCTTAACCAAAATGATGAGAACCGGTTCAGATTATTAAAAAGAAAAAGAGAAAGAAGGTTAATGTAATGGATAAGATTATTGGTTTCCTCTTGTGGGTTATCACTCTTCCTGCTGTTTTAGCTTATGTAGCTAGCTGGTTGGTTAGCCGGCTAAAGGTTAAGAAAGAAAAAGAGTGGCTAATTACTCTTGTTAGGTTAGCCACGAACGCATATGAGTACGCTGAAGCCCAGGGCTTAGCTCAGGGTCTAAGAGGATATGCAAAGTTTGACCCGTTTATGGATAAATTTATTTTAGAATTTCGCAAAGAATTCGGATATGAACCTGCTCCTGAAGACAAAGGTAAAGCAGTAGAAATTATGGAGCAACGAGTTATTAATGAAAAAAAGGAGCGTCTTCAGCAAAGCGAAAAAGCTAGCTGAAGAAAATGTAGATGCTGTTTTTGATAATTGGGTAGAGCAAGGAAAAGCTCAAAGGGATAATATCTCGGGTAGATTAATTGATTCACTCAGAAAAAAGGATATGTAAAAAAGCGAAGCGGGCCTACATGGCCCGCCTTTTTTTATATTTCTGAGTCTTTTCCGGTACGATCCTTATAGACGAATAAAGGTTCTATAACATGAATAGCATCCTTACTCATTTCAATTAGATCTTCGGTTGTGTATCTAGCCTTGATTTTTTTAAGGACAAAGAGATATTCGTCTAAGTCGAATGGCTGTTGTTTTTGCATTTCTATATAGTCCTTCATCTTTAGAGTGTTTTCTGCCGATAAATAAACACCTCTGTGTACTTTTAAAATTCCTGTATCAGCATCAACAAGGAATACTATCGTCCCCAGACGATTACCTGGTTCGATATTAGGTAAGTCAGCAGGTTGTTCTTGCAATAAATTTACGTTATACGGGATATCCATCCATTCTAGGTCGCCAAATTTAACCAAGAAAATGATAGCTCCTTGAATATAGCATATCTTTAATTTGAATCCGCCCTTCTGAATGTTGTCTATTACCTCTTCAGTCGGGCTTTTGATGGTAAAACCAATCATCGGCATTCCCTCAAGGATCTGAAATATCCTATTTTCTGGGTAAGACGTTTTCCCTTCAAAAAATAATTTGCCAACTTGAGGTTGCTGTATAGGCTTATTACTAAAGGTCAACATATTACATCTTCCTTCCTGATATTCCTCTAAATAGTTATTAATAGCCCATGCTAACAAGTTCTCTGGTTGTATATTTGGCATAGATGCTATTAATTGTTTGATGATAGTTATTTTCATCAAAAGGTTTAGCTTTTTGTTCCTCTGTAAACTCTTTTAATTTTAGAGATATATTATTCGGTAGGCCAATTAACCTAGCTACTTTAAGTAACCCTGTATGGGCATCTACAAGAAATACAGAAAGGCCGTACCCCTGACCTTCATCAGGTTCTTCCAAAATAAATGATTGCGACAGATGTATGTTATACGGAGCGTCCATCCACTGTTGATTACCTAGCTTGGCCAAAAAGAAAATAACATTATCTATATAACAGACTCTAAACTTAGTGGAGCCATTTTTAATATCAACTATTTCTTGTTCGTCCGGTTTATCGTAAAAGAGTAATAGCATAGGTCCTGTCTGATCAATGTCAAAGACAATCCCTTCACGGTACCTGGTTACACCCTCCTTGAATAGCTCTCCAACTTTAAGCTTCCTCACCGCTACCATCCTTTCGTTCTATGATGATCTTTTTCTGGCTATATGTTAGCTTTACTTCTCTGTTTTCAGGCGTTATACCCATGTCATCTGCCCAAGCTTTAGGAAAGCTAATACGTGTTCCAAAAGAGTATTTACCGGAGTTACCACCAGCTTTATAAAATATAACTTTTAATGTCCTAGATTTCTTCATATTAGATAACGTCCGTTGTTTGCCAGCTTTTCGAGAATTCTTTGTCTTTGAAGAGAGCAGCTAAACCTGTTATCTGTTTTAACCTTAGTATTTCGTCTAAATCCATGCCTAAATGTTTTGCTATCCATGCATCTGACCTTCCAATCTCTATCAATTCAGCTACAATATTGCTCATAAGACCTATGTCATGTGTGCCTCTTGCTCTGTTGTGTCTAATGGTGCTAGCCATTCTCTCGTCAATAGGCTTGTCTATCACAGATACAGGTATCATACCATTTTCTCTTTCGTAAATATCTTTATGTTCTAACATGATTCTGTACCTATGAAAACCGTCTACAATCTCATACATATCGTCTTCTTTATGATAATAACATACTATAGGCATTGTGTACCCGTCTTCTTTGATGCTGTCATACAGTAGTTTCATCTCTGGCGGAGCAACTGCATTAGGGTTATATTCATTAGATCTTATCTTTTCAACAGGGACAGTAATAACATTGTATACAGGACTTTTAAACATGAACAAATCATCTCTTTCCATAAAACTAATATTGTTTTTGTTTTTCTTAACATCACGGAAGCCAGCCTTAATAAAAAGGCTATAGGACTTTTCTGATGCAAAAGCTGTAACTTTCGTTGTAGTAATATTCTTCAGAGCATGGTTTAGAAGCTTAGTGCCAATTCCTTGGTTACGGTATCCATCTTTTACATAGAAACTCTTTATTCTCACTGTAGACTTATAGCTGCAAGTGGAGATAATGCCAATTATTTTTCCACCATACATATAGCCATAGAAAATACCCTTTTCGTTAAACGACACTTGTTCTTTGTAAGCCTTACTATCAATAATGAACTTCTTAGCTTCTTCACTACTTATGACGCTAATCATAGAGCACCTTTAATAATCGATTTGTATTTTTTCATTAATTGCCGTCTTCGTTCTTCGTCTTTCTTGGTCGGAGCAAAGCCCATATACTTACAAAGGTGGTCGTTTTTCATGATACATATACACATCCGCTTATATGTCGGTATTCTGCGAAAGTCAGTTACGTTTGTGTCATCTAAATAATCTTCAAACTGTATAACTTCCTTATCTTTATTGCCTCTATTTGATTTCTTGCCAGTCCGTATTATAGGAGCACCTTCACCCTCCAGTTCCTTGATAGTTTGCTTATCTATTGCTCCGCCTTTAATCCAGCTCTTTTTAGATACTTCCAACCTGTCCAGATAGTTCTTGCGTGTTTCTTCGGGCAATGTCGATAAGAGAAAGTACATATAACTCTTCCATGTGTGCCCTTCTGGCAGAGTGATAGACTTCCATCCCATAGCTGTGGTACCGCCATAAATGCCAGCAAAGTTTACTCCGTTTACACGTCCAACCATCTTAGCCCATGTATTTGGTTCTATTGCTTTATATAGCTTTAGTGAATTTATAGCACAATCATTAAATGGAGATGCTACTCTCATTTGGTCTACGCTTAGACCTGCTTGATAGTAAAGATCGTACACTTTGTTATAAGCAAACCCGAACTTTGCATTAGCTATCCAGACATCCTCTGCTGTCCAATCATATAGAGGATAAACATTAAACGCTTTATCTTCTTCCCGCCCATTTATCCAGGACATATCTTTATATTTAAACACTTTACTGCTTGCTATAGCTCTATACCTATTTAAACTCTCGTCCGTTCTTATGCCTATCATAACAGCTGTTTTGCCGCACTCATTTGCAAACCATTTGCAAAAGTTATCCTGAACTGTATAATCTGAAGTTCCTTTTTTAAACTCAAAAGGGACGTTATCTTGATTAACAACAAATTTATTAGACGGCATATTCCTTACCCAAATATCTTCTTTGTCTTTATCCCAAGGTATCCAATGATCTTGGTACATTGATACTGCGCATTGTGCTGCCACTGGTAAGCATAGCCAGTATTTTTTTACACCTTCGAAGTTATCCAGGAAACTCTGTTCCACAAATTCAGTCGTCATTGAATACTGAGCTTCATAATCTAGGTGATACATAGCTAATTTATCAAGCTGACTATACTCTTTTGCATACCCGTAGCACATATTGAGCAAAACACTGCTATCCTTGCCTCCGCTAAAAGCAACTAGCACATTATCAAACTCTTCAAAAACGTATTTTAACCTTTCTTGCATAGCCTCATATACATTCTGGTTTGTATATACTTTTTCCATTCTAAACACCTTCCTTCAAGTCATCTATTTCTTTTATTTCGGATTTCTTTGCGTACTTCACACCGTCGTAACTTCTCCGATAGATGAAAGCATCTACAAAGTTATTATCTTTTTGCCGATCTAGCTCCTTTTTAAAGCTAGCGACAAGATCTTCTTTCCTGTTGAGACATTTGATTATTCTCTCGTCTAATGTGTTGCTTGCACATATATCAACAATATGCACGTTTTTATCTTGGCCAATACGGTGTACTCTGTCTTCTGATTGGCCTCTTGTAGCGTAGTCCCAGTCATTAGAATAATAGATTACATAGCTGCAGAATTGCAAATCAAGCCCATATCCAGCACATGTCTTGTTCGCTACGAAAAACTTGGCACTATCTTTAAACTCAAGTATGTTAACCTGACGCTTTTTTTGATTAAGTTCGCCGCAAAAAGCAACTGCTGATCCTTCACCATATCTATTATTAGCAATCTCGACAATATCAAGAATCTCCTTCGTGTACTTGCAGAATATTATTACTTTCTCGTCTAAATTGTCTAATATCTCAAATAGTGTCTGCATACGGGGATTGTCCATTGGGTTTTTAAATAAAGGTTTTCTGGTTAGCTTGTCGCCAACTTTAACTCTAAACCCGCTTATTACACTTTCTAACCCGCTAAATAGTCTGTATATTGTATGTGGCTCAAGCTCATCAACCTCAAATAAAAGCTGCTCTGCTACATAATCGTAATGCTCAAGTTGCTCTTTTGTCATAGAGTAGTAATAATTGCTATATGTTTTATCTGGCAGGTCAAGACATTCTGATTTTTTAACTTGATATGTGTAAGGGGCGATCTTTCTTACTAAGTAATCTACATTTAAACAGCGTACAATCTTTCCTTTGACTCTCTCGTCATACTCCAAGTGATTAGCAGCAAAGCTCCAAAAGCTTCTATAGCCAAGAATACGCCAGTCGAGAATATACCATTGAGCAAATAGATCCTTCTCACATTTGCTGATAGGTGTCCCGTTCAGAATGAGTTTATACTTGCAAGATTCGCTTAAGCGTATTATATTTTGCGTACGTTTGGCTTTATGGTTTTTAACTAAGTTGCTCTCGTCTACAATCAAGTAAACACTTTTCTGCTCAACTAGCTCAAGTAGAGCAATGTTAGCTCTTATACTACTTGAAAGAGTTTCAATACCACAAATAGTAAACATAGATAGATCACCGCTAGCATGCTTCTTAATATCTCTCTTCAGGCTTTCTTTGACACTGCAGGGGCAAAGCCACAGTACGTGGTTAACTTTGCCCTCATCTAGTCTCTTTTTGATTAATTCAAGTGCAGTTCTGGTTTTGCCGGTGCCCATCTCCATGTATAGGGCTCCGACTTTTACATTAGAAAGCTTGTCTACTGCTTTAATTTGATGTTCGTACAAGCTGGTGTTTAGCTGCATAAATTAGCCTCCTCAATCATCTTTTAAATCTGCCAGTATATCTGAACTGCTATCTAGTATCTCTTTTAGACCATCTTTCCGCTCTTTATCAGCTACCTCTTTAATTGCAATAGCCTCTATATTAGATATAGCTGCTTTATGTTCTTCTATAAATGCCATTGCTTTTTCGGTGAACTTAAACCCCTCAAGTTCAGCAAAGTCTATTATCTCTTTATAGTGCTCAACTCTTACAACTACTCCTTTTTTCTCCCTGTCCCACTTGCTCCCAGGTAGGCTTCTAGCTCTATCATAAAGTCCTTCGATATTCTCGTACTCGTGCCATGCGATAATTAGGCTATCTTTATCATTCCTATATATCCAGCGTTTACATTCCTGTTCATAAACGCCTTTGACAGCATTACCAGCAATTTGGGGATCGTAAATTATAACAGGAAAGCCTGCGTTAAGCAACTTGTTGCCAAGCTCAGCAGCCCTATCTTTGTTTAAACCAGTGATTTCGCTTATATTTCTGTACCATTTGCTGCCATCCCACTTGTAGCCAAGCGATTTTACTACATCGATAAAATCTTTATTTTTCTCGTATAAAGCATAAACAGAGTCTTCTTTGATTATTATTTCGGCAGGGACATTGTAATTTGCTTTTTCTGGATAAAGAGTAGATTCTTTTTTAGCTTCTTGCTCTTGTTTTTTTTCAAGCTCATCAATTGCTATTTCATCCTCTGTCTTAAACGCTTCCTCTGCCTCGTTGGCAATGATTCTGAAGATACTTTCATCTCTATTGTCAATATAATATTTAGCTTCTGTACGATTTACGAGAATGAAGTCTAAAACTTCTTTAACGTCTTGGTATGCCAAGTTTTCAAGAACATCTGCTTTTTCATATCCACTACTTTGCAATTCCAATCTAGTGTAGTTATACTGTTCCTCTTGCATTCTTTCGATTTTCTGCACAAGCTTTACTCTTAGCGTGTTTGCCCATGCTACTTGCTTTTCGGTCCCCGATAGTTCTGGCAGATCTCTTTCGGTTATAATTCTTTCTACTTCTTCTTGTTTTTTTAACGCATAACAATCACTGCATAAACTGTTAAAATAGCTATCTGCTTTCCATTGACGGTCTTTTGTTGGTCCAATTATGTTTACTCTACCTTCATGTCCACAACTATATGTCCCGTAATACCAAGCCATATTTATCACCTCGTAATATATTGGAATCCAATAGCGCTTTATTAAAGCGGGCCTCTGCCCGCACATTAATCTATTATGATTCTTCTAACTCATATTCATCTGGCTCGTAACTAGGGCTATTACTAACGATATCTTGGCTATTATCGTCAAACTTGCCATAAGGGAATTTGCTACTGTGAGTTACATTCCATTCTCCATACTCCACCCAAGCACACCAAATCCCGCCTGCGTCGCTAAGTTCCATCTGCTGACCTTCCTCTACCCTATAGAGAAAGCCTTCTTTATCAGCGTAAACTGGCATCTCTGCAATATGTCCAATCGAAGCTCCGTCATAGAAACTTCTCTCTACCTCATATACAGGTAGCAAATTAGCTATCTTGCACGCCTCCTCATAGCGTGTCAACAAGTACATTCTTAATGCCTTCTCCGCTACTTTGCTCTTAGTAGTCTTAGACGCACTAGCTACTAGTGTCAACGCTACATCTACATTATCGGGAAAACTCAAGTTAGGTCTCCTCATATCTTTGCCTCCTAAAGAGGGCGCGCTAGGCCCCTCGGTTTAGTATGTGTGTACTCGTTCTTCTTTGGTTGTACCGTCTGGCATTGCATAACCAATAATTAAGTCCAAGGTGCAGTCTGCTAGATGGTCGTTGCATTCTTCGCTAAAACGGTATAACTCAACAGGTTTTCCGGTTATCTTTGCTTCGTCAAACTTAGCTTGCTTCTCAGTTTCTTTCTCAGCTTTAGCTTTTGCCCTCTCTTCTAAAGCTGGCTTTGCGTATTCTTCAGCTTGCTGGTAGGTGAACTCTTCGCCTAGAACTTCTACTGCGTCGTCATTAACACTTATCCCCCAGCCACTGACTTTGTGAGCCAAGCCTAACTCCACGAGTAGGTCTGCTGCCTTTTCGTTGTATATTTTCCAGCCGCTTAGGTATTCACCATCGTGGTAGACTACTTTGATTAGGGTCTTGCCGGTCATTAGGTTATTGAGTTCTTCTTTGTCTTTGCGTTCTTTCTCTGCATAGTATTCTTGCTTTAGTTTACCCTCTAGTTCTTTTAACTCTGTTAAGAAAGGTTCTGGTACCTTTAGTCCTTTAAGGTCTTTACCATTTGCTGTAAACTCAAATCTCATTACATCTTTATAACCGTCAAACTTTGCGCCGTAGAAGAAACCGTCGTTAATCTTGTTTTCTTCAACACCAACCACCTTATACTCTGCCTCTAGAATGTACGGATGCCACTCGAAGTTACGGAACTCAAATATAAAGCCACCCTTTTCGATTCTCATTTTAATTGTCTCCTTTTATGTACTTCGCTCTTTCTAGCTTAAGTATAGCCCAATGTGTTTTATATGTCAACATAAAAAACATATATTAAGGAGTATGGAATAACTATATAAAAGAAAAACGCCTAAAAAGCGTACAAGAGGATTAATTCATTCCTTTATTATATATACTTATATTGGGCCTAGCACAAAAAAGTCTCATTTATGTAAACAAAAGTTGAAAATATGATTACTTTTATTTACAATTTGGAAGGAAAAGATGATAATATGTATAATCTACTAGTTAAAGTGGTATAATCTAAGTGAGAGCAGAGGAGCGCTAACTCCTCTGGGGCCCGCAGTGCTCTCTCTAACGCTGATAGATTATGAATAGCCCTTTCGCAATAAGCGGAGGGGTTTATTCTTTAAATGCTCTGACGAGATTGGCTGCTTGTTTTAAGATATTTGCTAGTGAATACATAAGTATTGCTTCAGCAATAACTTTAAACGTTTCCATATTATCAGCCTCCCTTCCTGTATGAATACAGGCCCTGTATTCCAGGAAGGTTTAGACAGATACCAACTCTCACAGTTTATATTATATCAAATTTAATAAGACAAGCAATCAAAAAACGATGATTTATGCAATTGTAACGTATTGTCCTAACAGTTAACATTCCCACATAATAAAAGTTATTTATTTGTTTGAAAGTAAATAATAAAACGTTTAGCTAGCAATGCTTATTTTACCATTCCAATATTTTTTGATAAGTTCCAGGTAGTTGTTGACCAGCAGTAAGCTATTCTGTTTGTTACCAGCTTTAATCATCAACACACCATTATCTATCAAAGCCCTTGCTGGTTCTAGCAAGCAATAGTAAGTTGGTTTGCTGACCAAAGGTTTTATTTGTTCTTTTATATGCTCCCATTCTTTGCAAGGCTTGTCTTCTTTATCAGCAAAAGCCTGCACTGCTCCTGAAAAATACATATTACGCAACACAGTACAGAAGTACCCTACAGCTGAGTGTACTTTACCTGTTTTAATTCTGGACCTGGTTACAAAACAAGCTTCAAAGGCAGCATCTGGACAGAAAGTATTGCTACCAATAGCACGATAGAAAGCCTCTTCTATTCTAGCAGGGCTAACCTTAAGAAGTGACGCCAATTTTTTAGCAGTGTTTTGTATTTCGACAACTTCGTCGTTAGATCTAGATATATATATATGCTGATCTTGTATTTTAAAGTCTTTTAAATCTGGCGACATTGCTGTCGCTTGTGATATATCAGCGACATTATCGACATCAGAAGCATAGTAAAAACCGTTATTGCTATATGCTAACCCTAAGTCAGCAAGTATCTTAAAATTCCGTTCTACTGTTCTTTGTGTAGCATTAATGCGAGTAGCTAGTTCTTCTTTACCGTTACAGCCATTTGCTATGAGCAGGTAAAGATATCCTACCTGGGGTGTAACTTTGCCACTAGAAACATAAGAATCGATAATTTTAAACACATCAAATACCTCCTTGATTTCTACCTGGTATTTGATATACTATTAATGCATGTGTTGCAGTATATCAACACCAGAGCTCCGTGTTAGCGCACGGGGCTTTTTCTTTATTTAAAGATATCTTTAAATTTAAACAAGATCAATACATTGTACTTAACTAATCTATAATCTAAAATCGTTAATATATATTCTTTAATCTGAAATATAGATTACAGAATACAAAATCATTAATCTGGAATAGGGAATAAGTAATAAGCAATCTATAATCTGGAATAATGATTAAAGAATAAGTAATCAAGATTATAGAATCTGTAATAAAGAATAAGTAATCTATAATCTAGATTACATAATCTGTAATATGTAATCTAGAATCACTTTATCCACAGGCAAAAGAGACCGTACAGAGCGACATTTATTTTTCGCCCCGCACGGTCTCTATAGCTAGTTTTAATATTTTTCTGCAGAAAGCTTCTTGATCATCAACAAGTTTAGCTAAATCATCTTCCCATCCAGAAGGTAATTGCTCAAGAACTTCTCCAAGAACAATCATTGCTATGTTCCATATCTGACCAGTTATTATTTTGGGTCTCCATGTATCTCCCTCTATAGATAAAACTAGTTTTTGTAAAACTTTTTCCGAACCTACTGAAACTCCATGTGAAGTTTTTACCCAATTGGGAGATCGTGTATTAAGATCTGTTATTAAGTGAGGTATTGGCGCAAGCTCTCTTTTATCAGTTACTCTTTTTTCTTCAGTTTTGTCTTTATCGTTATTTACTGAAGTATCCAAGTTGTCGGTTTTTTTGGTTTCGCTTTTTTCTTCTGCAATGTCAGAAATGGTATTAGAGTCCAATAAATCATCGGGGAATTTAGCATCGTCAGGAATCATAGAAGATAGGCCTTTTTTCTTTATTTGTTTATCTTCTTCCTGAGCTGGTTTAGAAATCAAATGTTCTACAACGTTTAGTGGTTTACGAGCCATTTACTACACCGCCTTTTGTGCGGCTTCTTGAGCTATCAGCTCCTCTGCTAATGCTTTATATGCCCTAGCTCCAGAACAATCTGGATCGAAGAAGTTGATAGGTTTTCGTTCATTTTGAGCTTCGCCAATAGTTACGTTTTGCGGTATTTCTGTTTTATAAATAGTAACTCCTCTATTGCCAAAGAAACCTTCTACTGACTGTCTGCAGACACGATCTAGGTTAGTACCTCTTGTCATCGTCAGGAAAACACCAGCTATTTGTAAATTAGGATTACATTCTCTTTTTAAATCAGCTACGTTATTAAATAATGTTCTCATTCCATCAATTGCCCACCGACCACTTTTTAACGGTACCATAACTTCTGTAGCAGCTACAATTGCATTTGTTGTAAGCATTAATAAATTAGGGGGACAATCTAGAAAGATGTATTCATAACGATCTTTGATGCTTTCTAGATGATTTTTTAATTGGTATTCTCTATTACGATAATTAATCATAGCTAATTCAATAACGGTAAGGTCTAGAGCAGATGGTATTAAGTCTACTCCAAAAGGGGTTGAGAGAATTGCACTTTCTATGCTGGTCTCAACATTTTTGTTTAATACTTCTACTAGGCTAACTTCAAGTTCAGCGGGGTTGATACCAAAACCAGATGTTGTGTTTGCTTGTGGGTCTACATCAACAACAGCAACTTTTTTACCAAGTTCTGCTAGAACACCAGGTAAATTAATAGATGTTGTACTTTTTGCTACACCACCTTTTTGGTTTACAACAGCAATTATCCTAGTCATTCTATTCCCCTCCATTCACGTCCTAATTCAGTAGCGATTTCTCTTAAAGTAAGCCTTTTTTCTTTTTGTAGACGGATAATGTCACGCATTATAATTACTGCATCATCGCGAAGTCTTGCGTGCCCGCCTTGTGTGTCTTCATGAGGTAGCAGACCAATTTTAATATAATATCTTACTGTGCTAACTGGCATGTTGAATTTTTCAGCTATATCTTTAGGCTTTAATAGCTCGTCCAAGGCTATCACCTCAAATCTAAACTTCTACTTATAGATTTAATTTCCTTCTGTAGATAAAAATATAAATCCAAATCATGGAATTTTGACTATTAATCCTCCAACATTTTTTAATTAATACCATTATTTTATAATATTTTACTTGACAAACCACACCAAATTGTGTATAATATAATTAGAGAGAGCAAGAACGGAGGCAATAAATTGATAAAAGCAACATTCATAATTCCCAAAGCAGATAATAATGGTGTTCTTTTCCCAACAGGTCTAGTAGCTAAAATACAAATACAAATAATAGATATGTTCGGTGGTTACACACTTAGAGAAGCTACAGGAGCTTGGCAAGATGAAGATGGTAAGATTTATTACGATAATAATTGGGTCTTTGAAGTAAGCATGAAAAAAGACCAGGTGGCTACCCTGGTCGAGTGGTTAGAAAAGATAAAAGCAACGCTTGAGCAAGAAGCGATGTATTTAGAGCTTTCCGAGCCTCATATAAAATTTATTTAAGTACAGTATAGCACAAGGTCTAAGGAAATACAAACGCTCTCTCTCCTTAGGCCTTCCTAAAAGAGAGCAGGAGGAGATAATATGATTTATACAACACGTAACGGTAAGAAAATTGACACAAGAAATTGGCCGGAAGGGCATAAAAAATTCCTTAGAAAAGCTTATGTTTGGTACTATCAAGATGTAAAATATATCGATTTTGTTAATATGATATTCGGCGCTAGTAGTCCTGTATTAAAACTAAGTTCAAATGGGCCAGAACCAACTAAAACTACTTTATACGAAGCAGTAACCGATCTGCAGTTTAGACTCGGTGTAAAACAGGGCCACTTTAGTAAGGATTGGGAAGGAGATGTTGAACCAATATGGCCAATAAAAGAGTAAATATATCAATACCTGAAGCTTTGCATGAAATTCTTAAGGACCTTTCGGACAAATATTACGAAGGCAATTTTAGCAGATTTCTTACAGATGCTGGGTTGTATTATGCTGGGGTGTTGGATAAAAGAGAGGAAAACAATAGCGAGAATGTTGATAATGTTTAACTTAGTTTCTCCATATATTCGGCAACATCTTCATAATCCATGTTTTGAGAATATACTGCTGCTAATTGAGTTTTAGCTTTTTTCGCATCACCTAAAGCAAAATAACTTATACCTAGCCAATATTTAGCTTCTAATACATCTTCGTCAAAAGTTCTCCTTAAGACAGGCCCTTGTTTAAATTGTTCTACAGCTGCTTCATACTGACTAAGATAGTAAAAGCATTTTCCTAATGACATATAACGCATTTTCTTAACTAAAGTATTTTCGTTTTCAGCAACTTTTTGCCATTCTCTTACAGCGTTATTATAGTCATTTAACTCCATATAAGAATCAGCAATAATTATTTGGGCCATAAAACGATCTTCGTGATTAGCGTTTACCCCATTTATTAACGTCATTGAAGTAGTGATTGCATCTTCGTAACGTCCTAATTTATCATGGCATATAATAGAAAAGAGCATTTTCGGCGGTATATATGTTCTATCTTCGTTAAGAGATTTATTTATAAATTCCAGAGCTTTGTTGTAATGTGCATTTCTATAGGCCATTACTGCTAAGTTGTGGTATTTTACTTTCTTATATTCTGGTCTATTCTTATACACAAAATTTATTATTAAACTAATAGCGAAAATCCACCAACCTAATGAATTTATAAATGCAAAGATTAGGCTTAGAACAATAAGTATACAGCCAGGATTTTTAAGATCTTCAAAAGGATATTCTTTTTCAGTTATGATATTCGTGTTGTTTTTTGTCGTTCTATAATTGGTTTTGTGGTATGGTTTAGAACCAGTTGAAGTAGAGTAAGACACCCCAGTTCCTGGTAGCGAGTAAGTTGAGCGCATTCCTTTTGAGCCAATGTTTAATGTATGGCCTTTGCCACCAAAACTTAAACTGGAGCTTTTTGCACCTAAGTTAAGCCGGACACCTTTTGCGAGTTTAATTGATTTACGAAACCTTAATCCCATTATGAATCACCTCTGTCAAAGAGTATGTTTGCTATTATAAGTAATTCAATAGTTTCTTTATCATAATCTTTGACTGGTACATCATCGTATATTGTTTTATATCCGTTAGGATTGTGACGGTAATATCCTTTTACTTTTTTACCTTTTTTTGTAGTATACCCATTTACCCATATATCGCCAGTATAAATGGTTTTAGCTTGTCTAATTGTTTGTGGTTTAGAAAGGATAACAATGTTCGACGTATTAGTTGTAAGCAAGAGTAAAGTTACTATTGCTGATTTAGAGGATAAAACAATTTGATCTATATTGTTTACTTCTACTAGAAAACCCAATTTACTTAATGTAGCGATAATTGAATCCATTGCTACTCGCTCTTGTAAGCAAGTGGTTGGTATTTCGCGTATACTGGTATCTAATCCAGATTCGTTGAAGAGTTGTATTAGAATTTCTTTGGTAGTGGAAACTTCACCATTTACAAACGATTCATTTGCTTTATCCAATGTATATTCGGACGCAAAACTTACTGAAGAAAGTGTTGCTAAGATAATTAAAAAACAGTAAACTATACGTTTGTTGAGCATAAGATATACACCCCTTAGTTTGTATTGAACCAAAGCGTTTTAAATAATATCATGTAGCAATACTTTCTTTATATACGATTTAATACCTTCCAAATAAAAGACTTTCTGCGCCTTTGGATAGCTTAAAAATTAGCTCCACTTAAATCCCTAGCTATGTCCTCTGTAGTTAGTTGTAGATATATCTGGGTAGTGGCTAGGCTTTCATGGCCAAGAATACGGCGTATTGTTTCTAAGTTTGCACCTTTCCTTAAATAGAGAGTAGCCGATGTGTGCCTTAAAAGGTGCGGGTGCACATTTACCCGAGTTATGCCTGCTTTGTTGCCAAGATTAGAGATTATTTTTCTCAAGTTACGGTCACTCATAGAAAAAAGGCGGTCACTAGGCAGCATTCTTTTAGTGTATGTTTTTAGCTGTTTTTGCAGCTGTCTATCCACTATGGGAATCTGCCTATCTTTTGCCCCTTTGCTTTGCCGTATGGTAAGAATGGTTAAACCTTTATCCTCTACAATATCACCTGCCGTTAAAGATAGAAGATCAGATTCTCTTATTCCTGTACGTAGCAATATATTCACGATCAAACTATCTCTTTCTGGTGAGCTGGTTCTACCAGCTTCATGGATCAATGCCTTGGCTTCTGCTTCGGTAAGAGCATTAGGAAGTCTTTTTTCTGATTTTATTGGAGGCAAGTCTAGCAAAAGTCCGGCCCATTTTGCATACGAAGCAAGAGAGGTCCTTTTTCTAGCTATGGTCTTGTTAGTGAGACCTTGGCTTTTTAATTGTGTAAACCAATCAGAAGGAGATAGGCCACTTTTAAGCCATTGACCGACATCAAAAGTAAAAGCTTTAATAGTATGTGGTGAAAGACCTCTTCCTTGGAGATAATTAGCAAATTCTTCAATGGTTCCGATAGTCATTATAAACACCTCGCTATTAGGAACTAAAAGAGTGGTTTAGCAAGTATATAGTACCTATAGTTATTACTATAGGTACTTAGACTGGAAGAAGAACCCGGCTAAGAGCCGGGCTATATATCTAAAATAAGGCGCAGCTTCATATGTTGCTTGATAATATAGAGTAGATTCTGTTATATATTCATTATACTCAGGGGCTCTTTTGGCAAGTTCTAAAGCTGCTTCAAAGTTAGTTGATCTAGATTTTGAGAACGACACAGTAGCAAACCAAGGTTCTTTTTTAACAGTGAATAGGTTTGCTAACTGCTCTTTGTTTGCTTTAGAGATATCAATATATTTTAAGCTATTGGCATTATTTATGGAAGGTAAAGAGTTATTCATTTTACTATTCACCTCCTAAATGATAATATTAAAACTCATCTGCAGTTTGCTTGATAATTTTGTCTAGATTTTCAACCGGTAGGAAATCATCTTTTATTTCAATAGTGAAGTAATAGTTAATTTCCCAGATAGCGGTAATATAATCTTGATGTCCAATAATATTAAAAACAATACCTCGATCTGGTAAGTTCCACCAGGTAAAAATTCTCATAAAAAAACTATCTTTAAATTCATCTATAGACGGTATAGTGGACTTATATAGAGGTGGTCCATACTTTTCAATTAAAACATTTATGATAAAGGTTAACTCTTCACTTAATTCATTAGTAAAGTTTTCGTAGTTGGATTTGCTATGAAATATTAATTTTTGTAATATCGCTTCTTGGTAGAACACTGGTTCGACAGTAAATTGATAATATCCAACCGTTGCATTAAATGTTTCATCTATGTTCAAGATTAGTGAAGAGTCGTTTAATATCTTTTTTTTTACAATATCTTTTGTATCGCCAAACATTATATTTCGGTAAGCCTTGTAATCAGGTGCTGTGCTTGCATATATAGACATAGCCAGAGCAATAATTATGCATATTACACAGGCAACTTTTTTCATATATATCACCTTTTCATAAGATAAAATTAGCACAGCTCGTCTCTCACTTTGGCAATAAGTTCTTCTGTCACATCGTATTTTTCGGCTATTTCCCACGTTTCGCCAGCGAAAGATTCAATAAGCAAATAAGCAGCAAAAAGGTCTGCTCTTTTTTCTGATTTTGTCGCTCTTATATTATCAGATAAGTGCATACACAGCTCATAATTAGGATCTAGACAATAGTGCCCAAGCTCATGAGCTATAGCATAACGTTTCTTACCTTCATTAAGGTTTCTATTGACAATAATAAAAGAGTAGCTAGATTCGGTACATAAAAACCCACTCATTCTCGCCGGCAGAGGTTTTTCAATGATTTGAATACCTAACTGTTTTGCAATAAATCGTGGGTCACGTGATTTGTATTTACTTATAAGTCCAACAGCCTTCTTTTGCGCCGTGCTCATACTTATCACCTCGAATAAATAGTATATTTTTAAGCTTATCACGACGCTATGACACCAGTTTGTCACTAGGTGTCTTTTTCTTTTTCATCTACTTTTTGTTTGAGCACTTTAATGATAGAAACTACGGCCTCCTTCTCTTCTAAAGTAAGAGGTTCTCCGCAGAAAAGGACTCTTTTTTCGCTAAGAATTTTATCTAATTCATAGTGACGATGTTCTTCTTCTTTTGTTAATCCATCTGGATTATCTGCTCGGCCAAGAAGATAATCCAAAGAGACCGTAAAAAAATCTGCCAGTTTTTGAAGGGTGTCAAAACCAGGCGTTCTTCTATCTGATTCCCAAGAAGCAATGGAACTTCTGGAGATGTTAAGCATATTACCAAGCTCTTCTTGTGTAAGATGCTTCTTTTCTCTTAATTCTTTAAGGCGGGTAGCGAAAGAAGACATTTTTAAGCCACTCCTTTATGTGACTATTTTATCGCTATCTGTTGCTAAGGGCAACTACTTTTATCTATGTCACTAGAGGTAACAGAAAGTTCTTGACAGTTGCGTAATGTAACTTTATAATGAAGTTACACAGTGTGACAATCAAAGGAGTGAGAACATGAAATCTAAAATTGAACAAATTAGAAGAGATAAAAAATTAACACACGAGCAAATAGCACGCGCTGTTGGAATAAGCAGATCGTTTTATACACAAATAGAAAACGGAAACAGAAACCCTTCATTAGAAGTAGCTATTAAACTAGCACAAGAGCTAGATTGTAAAGTAGAAGAAATTTTTTTTAGCAAATAATGTCTCGCTGTGTACACATCGTTTTTAAAATGAAATAAAAAAGAAGGTGATTTAATGCAGTTGGTTGAGCAAAAGTCAGTGCAATTTGAGGGAAGTGAACTGTTGGTTGCCAGAACGAGTAATGACAAAATTTATGTAGCAATTAAATGGGTTTGTCTAGGAATAGGACTTACTGATGGTCAGTATCAAAATCAAACCAGGAAAATAAACGACGATGTAGTTCTTTGCAAAGGTGTTGCAAAATTGCAACTCCCTACACCTGGGGGAACGCAAGATGTTTTGTGTATAGAAATAGATTATCTTCCATTATGGCTAGCAAAAATCAATGCAAACATAATTGAAAACTTTATCGTAAAAGAGAAATTGGTCAATTACCAACTTAGAGCCAAAGATGTTTTATCAAATGCATTTTTGCCACAAGCAAAAACTCCACAAACTGAACTCGAAGCTCTAGCAGCTCTAGGTAATGCAGTTTCACTCATGGCTAATCAAATGATACAAGCGCAACAAAAGGTTGAAGTCTTAGAAACTAAAGTAACAAACATTCAAGAAGCTTTCGACCCAGAATTACATGATAAACCTTGGAGAACTTGGGTAAAAACATCTATTTCAAGGCTAGCCAAATCTAAAGGCGGTTATGCAGATGATTACCAAACTACTTACGCTAATCTCTACGCTCTTCTGGAACAAAGAGCTGGTTGCAGACTTACAGAGAGGCTTAATAACAGAAAAGAGAGAGCTAGAAGGCTTGGCTTACCTAAAAGCGGAGTAGAAAAGCTTAATCACATAGACGTAATCGAAGCTGATAAGAGGTTAAAAGAGATATTTACATCGCTAATTAGAGAAGCCTTAGTAGCTATAGCTTAAAAAAAAGGAGGTTATCTAATGCAAGACCAAGACAAAAGCGCACTTTCTAAAGTGCAAATGATCGATATTATCAACGAACTAGACAGACGCAACGGTTATTGTCACCGCGAGATAAAAGCAGACTTATCTCATTACACAAACATTGAGTTACTGGCAGAGATTCAAAACAGAGTAAATCCGTCTATGTTCCACAACCCGATAGATGTTAAGTATTTTAGCGAAGATAGCTCTGCAGAAATTACAGTAACAGAATCTGGTCGTAAATATATCAAAGGCATAAAGAAAGGTCCAATAATTGTTATCACTATAGCCGCTAGTGAGATTCATGAAAAATGAGATATAGATAGTTATAGTAAAACGAATCTTTATCTTTAGCGTTTACCAGATCAGTAAACCAGTCTTCAGTTAGTGGTTGCCAAACATACACAGCGCCATATCTCATATGCAGGGTTAATGATTTGTTATCCGCATCATATTCAGCGTAGCTAATTTCTTTTGAGTTAATTGTAGCTCTTTTGATGCAATTGTTTTGGTTACACATAACACAGACACCTCTTAATGATTGTGCTTTTTAATTCCATCAATAAACTTCACTAAATGAGTTATTTCCTCAGGGTTGATTCCTGAAAGAGAGTCTATAAGTTCTGTTATGTGTTGTGATGATTCACCAGTATTTGTAGCAAAAAAATTAGAAAGAGATATTTCCAAAACATCACATATTTTTTCGAGAGAATCTAAGGAAGGTTTGCTTACTCCCGTTTCGATCTTAGCTATTTGAGATTGGGTAAGACCTGCTTTTTTAGCAAGGGTACTGCCAGACAGCCCCTTTAATTCTCTTAGTTTTCTAATCCTTGCACCTACATTCATTAAAGCACTCCCTTTAGATATTCCTCTTATTCATATACAAGCATACCAAATAGATGATAACAACATCAACCTATGAAAAAAATTCATATTTAGGGTTGACATAATGAATTACATTCATTAAAATTAAGATAGGAGGTGAGGTTCTTGTCTAAAGTAGGATTAAATATTCGCAAGTTAAGAGAAGCTAGGGGCTTAACACAAGAAGAACTAGCCTCTGGAGCTAAGTTAAAACAGTCCCATATAAGCAAGTTAGAAAGCGGAGTAACAGAAGGATCTTTATCCAGCCTTAGAAGGATTGCTGATGTATTAAACGTGCCAGTAAGTGAATTGCTTGGCAGTTGCGACGAAAAAAGAGAAAAGGAGGCTATTTAATGTTATTAGAGTCTGACCCCAAAATTGATGAGTATTTGCTCATTAAAAAAGAGGACGATGAACTACATCACATGGATCCTCCGGTACGAGAACCTAAGCCCTGGATGTGGGCTAGTATGTGGCAAAAGGATTCTAAATTCAAAGATTCGTTAGTTTCTGTAATTATTATCAATGAGCGACCTGTAGCGGCTGTCGTTAGACCAGCTGCAACAGACGAGTGGTGCCGCAAGCAACGTTATATGGCTTGGGTGGTCGATTCAAAGAAGCCAATGTTTGTAGAATCCCATAGGATTCTCGACACAAAAGAAGCGGCTATGAGAGAAGCTACAGCAATGTTGTGCAGATATTTAACAGCAATTACAGAAAAGGAGGTGTCTATGTATGTGGGAGGAGAGAACACCAACAGAGTACATGCTTAGGGTATTGCTTGATACACCAGCTGGAAACAGAGAGATTAGATTGGTTATCTACAAAGATGATGTTTATGGTTGGTGCGCTTGTGTTGCAGATCTTAAAGCATCTAAAGCTACGCATTGGCAAAGTGGTATGAAGAGCGTAAACGAAGCTAAGACAGTTGCAAGCCGGCTTTTGGGTGAGTATATACGCTATTTAGAAAGCGTATTCAACCAACAAAAGCTTTTAGCTTAACTATAGTTTAGCATCTTTATTATGTATTCCAACTAACACAATGTTCCGATTCACACACAAGGAGGGGTCATTATGTCACTTGTAAGCGCAATGTTACGCAAAGAACGTTTAGCGCAAGGAGTTACTCAAGAGGAGCTTGCTAAAGTCGCTAACGTGAGCAGAACAGCATTGGCTAGTTATGAGTCTGGTGTACGTAAGATTCCGGATGATGTGCTAGGGAGAGTAATAAACCATCTTGGATCAGTTGAATTGCAAAGTCAGAAGTGTTGGGAATGTGAAGTTAACGTTTTTTTACTCCCTCTGTTAGACCAGGTTGATAGACACCCTATGGCAGTACGAACAAAACTTATTGAAGAACTTAAGGAAGCAGTTACTGCATTAGAAGAGCTTGGTCTGGTTAATAAGCTCACAGCAGAAAGCCTGAGTGAATATGAAAGAGTAAAGCTCAACGAGGTTTTGATACAGATATTAGACGTTATACCAGCGATACAGCTATTTGTTAATGCGGTAGCTCATCACTATGATGTACCACTTGGGGACCTTAAAGCAAATATGTACGCAAAATGCAGAAGCAAAGGATATCATAGCAACCCTAATGAGACCAGGGTAATAAAAAACGCTGCCCCTAGCAGCAACTAGGAACAGCAAAAAGACATAAAAATAAACTTCCTACCTCTATTCTAACACGAGGATAGAGGTAGGACAAGCCTAAAAGGAGGATGTCGCAATGTGTGCCAATGATGTTGTGATAGAAAGTACAAATTTAGCAGTGCAACCAACTGCTTTAAGTATGGAAATATCAACTAATGAAGCATTAAAAAAGATGCAAGAGTTACAAGGTTTTGTTAATCAAGTAATGATCAAAGGTGCTGATTATGGCGTTATCCCAGGTACCGGTGAGAGACCAGCTTTATATAAGTCTGGTGCAGAAAAGATGTGCGAAGTTTATGGGCTTGCACCAATAATTGAAATAGTAGATAAGACAGAAGATTGGAGTAAACCTCTCTTCAATTACACAATTAAATGTAAGTTAGTAAGCAAGCGTTACGGTTTTGTAGCAGCAGAAGGTATAGGAAATTGTAACAGCATGGAAAGTAAATTTCGTTGGCGGTGGGTTTGGGAAAATCAAGTTCCTGCTGGTATCGATAAAAAGACCTTACAATACACAGAAACTAACAAAGGAAATAGGAGATACAGGATAGAGAATGATGACGTTTATTCACTGATTAACACAATATTGAAAATGGCCAAGAAAAGAGCATTAGTAGACGCTGCTTTATCTGCTACTAGAAGCTCTGGAATTTTCACTCAAGATGTAGAGGACTTTATTGAATATGACTTTACAGAAAAAGAGCCGGAACACGTAAATAAGTCAAAAGCTCAGTACACAACTAGTAAGCAAAATACTAAACAACAACCTAAAAGTAAAGCTGAGTTTGTAAACAAAAAAGAAGAAAGTAAACCTCAAGATACTAAGAACAACCAAGACAACAAGCCCAATAAAGATAATAAAGACAATGATTGGATTGAAGAAGCAAAAGCGATAGCATCAGAAACTGGCATGACAGAAGCGATGTTAGATAAATTCGTGCATGGAGTTTTCAAGAAGGACTTAAACGAGCTAACAAGCACAGAGATAAGCAACCTAATCACCCAGTTAGAAGAGCGAAAGAAAAAATAAAGGAGCAGGGGGCTTAATGCCTCCTGCCCACACCAGGGGGGTAAATGAGAACATGAAGGCTTTGCAATCAACAAGAGAGCGGACCTGCCGGTTAACTCTCCCTAGTATAGACTTGTCGCTGGTAAAAAATGACATTGAGCGGTTCTTAGATAAAGCAGGTGACGTTATCTTTTTTAGTAATACTTTTGAAGCTATAATGGACTCTTTTGTTATACTAGCTGCTTTATATATTGTTGGCCACATTATAGCTGCAGTTATAAGAGGGTGGCCTATGTGATAGATAAACTTCAAGACAGAAGATCAAAAGGCTGGTTTTGGGATACAAATGATATTTTTGATGCTGGCCTATCGTGCTATGCAATTTCGGTACGGATGTATTTAGCTAGATGCGCTGATATCAATGGCCAGTGCTTCCCTGCAATTAGCACCATTGCAGAAAAGTGTGGGACAAGCAGAACTTCTGTTGTTAGAGCACTAAAAGAACTGGAAGAAAAGGGATGGATAAAAAGAACATCTCGAAAGATTCCAGGCAGTAAAGCTAAAGCAACGAGTATTTATACATTGCTTACACCAAATATACAAAAGGGACAACCAGATAATAAAAAAGATGTTATAGAAGAAACAGAAGCAAATAATCCAGACCTAGGACCACATAGAACCGAGGGTAGGACCACAGGGAACCTAGGGTCGGACCACATAGAACCTACCCTAGGACCACAGGGAACCAGGGAAGGACTACCCAATGAAGGACTAAATATAGAAGGACGATCCATAGAAGAAGATCGTCCCGACTCCGAGGAGCCGGTACCTTCCGACAATAAACCGGAAATAAAATACCCTTTAGAATCAATACCTTTTCTTTTAGCTCATTATCTCAGAGCGAAAATTCTTGAGAGAGACCCGGGAACTAAAGTTCCTGCTTATAATCTCGTAGCACTCCAATCATGGGCTACAGAAGCAGACCGCATGATTAGACTGGACAATCGAGATCCTACAGAAGCTCAAGAATTAATAGAATGGTGTCAGAAAGACGATTTTTGGAGCTCTAATATTCTAAGCATGAGCAGTTTTAGAAAACAGTACGACCGCCTTAAGAGGCAAAGAGAGACCGATATGTGTAGAGGAGGCACTGGATATGGGCGAAGTAATACAGCTTCAGAAAAGCCAAAAAACAATAAGTACGCGCATCTCTACAAATAGAGAAGATGACTGGATTAGAGTATTTGTGCCTTCTAGATTTAGCAACGCTAATCTAAAAGATTTAATAATAAATGAGCATAACGCTGACATGGTAGCAAAAGCACGACAGTATGCAAAATATTTTGATGAATATACAACCACTGGACTGCTATTGTCTGGAACTGTAGGAACAGGCAAAACTCACCTAAGCTTTGGCATAGGCAGATATTTAGCATCAAAAGGATTCTGGCCATACCGTAAAAGCTTTGTTGATATTTGTTTAGCTATTAAGCGCTCTTGGCGACAAGAAGTAAGCGAAGAAAGCCGAATCAAAGAACCTCTGTTAAAAGATTCCCCTATTATCATTGATGATCTTGGTGCTGAGATGAAAGAGAGATCTGAGCAGGGATGGGTTTCTGAGCTCCTATTTGAGATTGTGCAAACGCGATATGAAAAAGAACTACCAACAATTATTACTACTAACTTGAAACTGGACGAGCTGTCACAGCGCTATGGTGAACGCACAGCATCAAGGATATGTGAAATGTGTACTGTTACCTGGACGGAAGGCTACGACTTCAGAATTGGAGGGATATAAATGCCTAACGAAGAGCTTATTTCTCTAGCTGAGAGGATAGAGCAGCTTATAGATGATGCACAAGGAGCTAGGTACCAGGCAGAGTTTGCAGCTAGTGAATCAGAAGGGTGTAAAGCTGAGTTGCTTAGAGTTTGGACTTATATATCAGCAGCAGAGAAGCACCTAAAGAAAGCAAAAATGGCAGCACGGGCAGAGGAAATAAAAGATGCATCCTTGCATTGTTGAGCAATTCTTAGATGACCTAGATTATGTTTACTTGCTAGCTAAAAAATACAGCACGGAAATAACAACAGCTGAAGTGGTTAGCAAAGTAATAGATTTATACCATTTTTATGACATCAGAAAAGCTAAACCAATAAGCCGAGAATGGGTGGAGAAAGGCAAAAGTATACGCAAAATGAGGCTGGAACTGGGCCTAACCCAGCAACAGGTGGGAGACATGATAGGAGTATGTGGCACAGCAGTGGGAAGAGCCGAGTTATGGAACCAGAGCAACAGAACAAGCAGAGATACACAACAAAGAATATATAGACTTTTAATTGAGTTAAAAAAGAAAGCTGGTGTATGAGGTGAAGATAATATTTCCTGAGTTGCCAATAGTACAGGAATCAGAAATTAATGCTCAGGTAGCAAAAGTTAGAGAAGAAGCTGCAGAACTGATTGAAGCCATTGAGCTTTGTAAGCCAAGTAACAAGTCCGATCTTTATGACATGCTTGGTGAAGCATTAGATACAGCCCAAGCTATAGCCGGACTTTTAGAAATGATTGATGACGCAACTCTAGAAACCGCTGTTGAAATACATGACGAAAAACTAAGAAGAAAGTACGGCGCTAGGGGTTATATGGCAGTGATCCGTAGGGAGGAGAGGTAGATGGGCTACCAGGCAACGATAGTTGATAATTTTATCTGTGAGCTGAGAAGAACGCAAGATTTATTGCAGGAAAAGGGTTTAAACGCTACTCCTAGCCAGATAGTGGAAGGAGTTATGAAAATATTTAGACCGGAAACTCGCGAATCGAAGAAGATAAAAGATAAAGCTGTAATAAGCCCAGAACGTGAACGGATAAATGCAGAAGCAAAGCAGAGAATTAAAAACTTAAACATAACTCAAAGAGAGTTCGGCCGGAGAGTAGGTCTTACAGAATCGTCAGTCTGCTATATACATCGCATAAGCAATGAAACGATGAAAAAAGTTTTAGATATGCTAGACGTTGTTGAGAAAGAAGAAAGGATGGGCTTATAAATGGGTTTTAATAGAGCTATTTTAATTGGTCGTCTTACCCGCGACCCAGAGCTGAAATACACAACAAACGGTAAGGCGGTTACTACATTCACTTTAGCAGTGGATAGAGATTTTACTAACCAGCAAGGCGAGCGGGAAGCAGATTTTATTCCTGTTGTAGCTTGGAATAAGCTTGCGGAAACGATTGCACACAATTTATCAAAAGGGCGATTAATTGCAATCGAAGGCAGAATTCAAGTGCGCACTTATGATGATAAAGAAGGCGTCAAAAGATACGCAACAGAGATAATAGCTGATAAAATGCAGTTCCTAGAAAAGAAGCAAGACAGCGAGCAAAGCTATAGCAAAAGAGACGATGGAGACGACCGGCCGGAAGTAGACTTTGGTGACGATGATGTACCGTTCTAAAAAATGATATCGTGCAGAGGGTGGTTACTCACCTAAAAGACGCTGAACTATAACCACATAGTCTGGACAGCCAACGTGTTTGTTATACAAACATAGTGTTATAAATACTACTTTTAGACTTAAGGAGGCGTTGCGATTATGTCACGTTATGGTATAGGAAGCAAGGTTAAATTAAATAGTCAAAAAAGCTTAACTATCGAAGAAAGAGCCCGTTTATCCTGTGCTGGGATAAGAAAAGGCTATGAATATGAGGTTGAAAAGTATGTACCTGCGCCATGGTGCAATTTGATATTGAAAGATGCAATGTCTTGGTGGCCAGCAGACTGGTTTGAACCGGTTGAAGTCGCATAATGATAGGCCACAATATCAACTCAAGCTATGCAAACCGAGGTAAAAGACTAGAAACTCTTATTGATTATCAAAACCACCTCTATCTCATAAAAAAGCTAGCAATTGTTCATAAAATACCTGTTGAACATAAGACATACCACGGCCAAAGTTGGTTTAATCAGCCTTCTATCGTAGATTATGTTGGTTTAACAAGCGGTAAAGCTATTGCTTTTGATGCGAAAATGACAGGTGCTAAAAACCTACCTCTGGCAAACATACCAGATCATCAGGTCGAGTTTTTAACAGACTGGCAAACTCAAGGCGGGCAAAGCTTCCTGGTAGTTGAGTTTACAGCGGTAAACGAGATATATAGGTTGCCACTGTATGTGTTACAGGAAGCGATAGAAGAAGCAACAAAAGGCGGCAGGAAAAGCATTCCTCTTAAAATATTCAGAGCACAAGCAAAGAGAATAGAGGCGAAAAGTGTATTCCCATTAGATTACCTAAACCTGGCATAAAGGTGGAGGTGAAAACATTGAACTGGTTCTTATTAAGTTTGAAATATGGCGAGATTTGGAGAGATTCCGGAGATGGGCTTATTGACTGGTTGCGGACAAAAAAGAAGCTTAGATCAATCTCCATAAATACCACTGGCAGACTTCAAAAATTATTCATTACTAGGTATTACTCGCTACCTCCTTAGAGAGTTTATACGCTCTCTGCTACAGCAAAGGAAAACATGAGGTGAGAAAGATATGGATAACGGAGTAAACAGATACTTTATATATGCTGTGCATGCAATCGAACTAGAAAACCTGATAAAAGCCATGCCTGCTTTTATGCCCCAAAAAGTAAGAGACTTATTCTACAACTTGAAAGAGACAATAAGTAATCTCAGTGTAGCTGATATAGAAAAGGCAAAGGAACATAATGAAAAAGCTTATCAAGTTATAAAAACACTAGTAGGCAAAGAAGCTGATCAACTTACACCAATTGATGAGCTTAAAGAAATTCTGTTATATGAATTTATGCTCGAGACAATAAGAGAAAGTGCTAATACTGCTAAGTAAGGGGTGCAACAAGAGCACTTATTGCCCATTGCTTATATAAGGAGGGCTAAAATGGCTGTGTTGATAGTAATAACAATTATTGTTATAGCTTTAGCAGTTGGAATCTATTGCTACTTGCGTGGTTATCGAAGCGGTTTAGCTGACGGGACAACAGAAGGCTGGTACTGGGGCTATGGGGATGCAAAAGAAGACTTACTTAATGGCTATATAGCAGACACAGACACTGGAGTATTTCATAGTGTACTAGACATAAACAAAGGCGGTGCCAGCGATGATAAATAGAAGCCTCTTCACATCGGATAAAAAGGATTGGGGTACTCCTCAAACACTTTTCGACACCCTAAACAATGAATTCAATTTTACGCTAGATGTCTGTGCAAATGAAAGCAACGCTAAGCTACCTAGATACTTTACACCTGAAGAAGATGGACTAGTTCAAAGTTGGGCAGGAGAACACTGTTTCATGAATCCACCATACGGAGAGCCTGAAAAAGCTTGTGAACCTAATTGCAAGAAAAAGACATGCAAAAAGAGGGGATACCACCTAACTGAAGACGCTCCAGGGATTATACATTGGGTTAAAAAAGCTTTCGAAGAATCGCAAAAGGGCGCTCTCGTGATTGGCCTCTTACCAGCGAGAACGGATACTATCTGGTGGCAAAAGTATGTGATGGAAGCTGTAGAAATCAGATTAATTAAAGGCAGGCTTGCGTTTGTGGGAGGACCAAATACTGCACCCTTCCCTTCCGCAATTGTAAAGTGGACAAATACTAGGAGCTATAATCATCCTTTTGTGTATGGCTGGGACTGGAAAATAAAACCAGATATTATGGGAGCTTTCAAAGCTATTTATGAAGCATGTCCTACTGCTTGGAGCGGAATGACAGACGAAGAGATAATCCAAGCAATTAGACAAATGAGGGGGTACGAAGATGGAAATTAAACCGGTTTTACAGCCCCCGAATAATGAAACTCCTGAGCATTTTTATCTTAAGCAAATTGCCAAAATCTGGCTAAAGGTGCAGCAACAATGCCAGTATGTAGCAAACGAGATTTATATACCTGGTGATAGATATGAGGGGAGAGAAGAAAGAAGTATTAGCGATGCTGCAGGAGTGAAAAAAAGGCATATAAAAGGGCCGGTTTACGACTACACCGTTTTTAATATTGAAGTAAAAGTTTCAAAGTCTGATTATCTAACTGGCTATTGCACAGGAGGTCATTATAACTGGGTAATGACACCAAAGGGGTTGCTGAAGCCAGAGGAACTGCCTACAACAATAGGCTTGATTGAAGTTGATTTAGATAAATGCAAGATTGAACAAAACGTAAAATATGCAAAACCTGTTTTTTGTGGACTAGAGACAGCAAAAAAACCACGCAAACGAATGGTGGAATACGGAACTGCTTTAGAAGTTGTAGACAATATATGCAGGCGCTTAACTAATCAAGATGTTTACAATAACCCCTGGGTAAAGATTGGTTAAGCATATTAGGAGGGTGTGAAGATGAAAAATATATCACTGGTATTAATAATCATTATGATTATATACACGCTAGCAGTTCTCTTTTTGAGGTCCGATCAAATGCTAGCAGAAAGCAAGCTTAACTTAATATATGTACTGCATGAGAACCGCCTTGAGCTGATAGCTGAAAATGAAAATACCTACACTATCAGAGATACAACAAACAACCACTTTTACGAGATACCGAAGAATGACTTGTTAGTGAAATTGTAAAGGAAAAGAGGGGAAGACAAGATGGCAGACACCAAGAGAGAGGGTTCCCGAGGGAGGGGTGAGCAAATGGAAACTGATTATATTGCTAAAATTATTGGTTTCTACAGAAAAGAAGCGACTAAAATACCTCTCAAATGCGAACATCCTACATGCTTATTTGATATTACCAACATCCATATAGAAGCCACAAAAAAATTATATGCCAAATGGAAAGCAGAGTGCCCACATATATGCCCTAAGTGGAGAGAAGAAGAATTTGATAAGAATAATACCAAAAATGCTAATCCAGACGAATAGGATATCCCTAATGCAAAAACGGAGGGGTAGAAGATGAGCCTTTGCGTAGATACAGAGAGAATATTTGCCTATCGTGGGAAGACAAAAGACAATGGTGAGTGGGTTTATGGAGGATATTATTGGATAGAACTTGGAAAAGCACGAAAACATTATATTTTTAGTTCTGGAGCTTCTAACGTGTATGACATTGAGATTGAGCCGGGAACGGCCGATAGATGGACTGGTAGAGAAGACAAAAATGACAATGAAGTTTTTGAGAATGATATCCTGGCAGTAGGTAGCAGCAGAGTTCTTAGCCTCGTTTTTTGGGATCGTGAAAATAGCCGTTTTTCTCTTAAAAATTTAATTCGTAACGAAATCTATCCTTTCGATAGTCGTTTTGATAAAGAAGATATTGAAGTTGTTGGGGA